ATGTATTCTAGAGTCAGTAAACAAATATCACTCAAGGAAATTATATCCTACACTCTTCCAAAGTTACACACCGGAAAATACTGGTACGTTGATTTTTGTTGCCTGGATCCTGTAACCAGAGAAATGAAACGAAAAAAGTACATGCTCAATAATATCGAGAAGATAACAGAGCGGAGAAAAATGGCAGCAGAAATAATAGCCAATGTGACTCACAGGCTTCGTTCTGGTTGGAATCCTTGGGCTGAAGTCAGCAATTCAAGACAATACACTAAATGGGAGGACATCATTCTACTTTATAAAAGATATCTTGAGAAGTTATATGTAACAAAAGTCATCAAAGAAAGTACCTTAACTGATTATCAAAAAAGAATCAGAGTACTCAATGAATATAGCCAAAATCTCCCCATTCCTATTACATACATATATCAATTCAATTTGAGTTATATTAGTGATTTCCTTGACTATATTTTGCTCGATCGAGATTCTTCGGCAAGAACACGTAATAATTATAGAACATGGTTATCTTCATTCTGCACCTGGCTCATAGAAAAACAGTATATGGATACTAATCCTGTAGAAAAAATAAAGAGCCTTTCTGAAGAAGCTAAAAAGAGAAGTGCATTGTCACATAAAGATTTGCATCGGTTAAAAGAATATCTAGAGGAGAACAACAAATACTTCTTATTAGTATGTAGAATGGAATACTACACTTTTATCCGGCCAGAAGAATTGTCGAACATACGACTTCGGGATATTAATCTCAAAGAGCAAAAAGTATTTGTTGAATCCACTATTTCTAAAAATAGAAAGGATGGAATGGTTGGACTGAATGATGAGCTTATTAAAATGATGCTTGATCTGCACATCTTTAATAATGATACTAATTGCTATTTATTCAGTACTGATTTCAAACCAGGCTACAAAAAGATGACTACACGATGTTTCAGAAGTTGTTTTAATAAAGCTCGTAGCATTCTAAAATTTCCAGATAGTTATCAATTTTATTCACTTAAAGACTCAGGAATCCGAGATCTGGCCAACGAAGAAGGAATAGTTATCGCACGGGATCAAGCTAGGCACTCGGATATATCTACGACAAATAAATACTTAAAAGGTAACAATTTAAGTGTGCATGAGGAAACTAAGCATTTCAATGGTTCTTTCTGATCTTTATGGTAAATGCCTCCTCTGCTAGGAGGTGTTTATTTTATATCATACGCTTTATTTTCTGTACCTACAGTCCTACTGTCCAACAAATAGAAATATCATTCAATTATTTCCATGCCTCCTTTCTCTATCTAATTATTAATACTACCTTTGCCTGTCATTATTTATATCATAGTAATTAGGGATATTTCCCTTAATGTTTGTTTTGTTTGTGTTTTATATCCGTCTTACTCGTGATGAGCAGGGCGGTTTTTTATTTAACAGCTCTTCTTGGTTTATTCTGTCTTTTGAGATAATGGATATATCCTACTAGCATATTTCGACCAAATACCAGCCGTTTTATAGGCTTCCAGAGAGCCATCCGGAACATAAAATTTACATGGTGTATTATTAAATGTAAGGTCCACAATAGTCGGAGGAACTACAGGATTCATTATGATGTATTCCATATTCGTACATTCAGCTATTGCATAAATCCCTAATGATGTTACCCTCTCTGGAATATCCAAATGCGTAAGATTATAGCATCTTCTCACTAATTCATCAGGAATAGATGTTATGGAAGATGGTATATGAAGATTTTCCAAAGATTCGCACTGAAAAAAAGCACCTTTTCCAAGAGTATGTATATTGTCAGTTATTTCTATCTCCTTCATACTTTTACATAACCTGAAACATGATTGTCCTATAGACGTTATATATTCACTTATGTTTATTTCTATCAAAGAGGAACATTCCCAAAATTGACTGGCAGATATCTCGGTAATATTCTCATTAACCGGATAATGAACCGTTTCCAAAGAGCTACATCCATAAAACACATACCCACCAACCATCTCTGTGATTGTATCAGGCAATATTATGCTTTTAATACCTGAATCTCTGAACGTCGAATTTTGCAATTCATATAAATTTCCCGCACTAAACGTCACGACTTGTAACTGCTTACATTTATTAAATGATCCAGAGTATATTCTTTCAACACTAGCCGGGATGTAGATATCTTCTATTGCAGTGTTATAAAAACTATTAGTATCTATAATTTTTAAAGACTCAGGAAGTTTTACAGACCTTAGGTTAATACAATTTTCGAAGAAAAAGCGATTAGTATTAGTAACTGAGGCAAAGTACATGAATTCATTGAACGAAGTAATATCACTATTACCTCTGAAAGAAACATCTAATGATCTAACAGTCTGTATTTGCCCCATAGTTACCCCTTCTCCATCTCCATATTTATCTATAATAAGACTTCCTATTACAGAATCCTTAAATCTGACGTATTCCTTGCCAGTGACATTCAATACCAGTTTTTTGAATGTATTCCTCAAAGCTTCTATTGAATCGGCATAATGGTTAGCTTCTATATTCAAAATTCCGTCCAAGACCGGATATTTATCCTCTCCGGCTATGCCTTCAGAGCTTAATCCCTCATAGCTTCCATCGGCAAGCGTAGCGAGCTTATCCAACATGCCTGAATCATTGTAGGTTTCCTCAAAACCTACAGCACGGATACGCTTCAACGAATGGTTATCTCCCTGCCCTGTCTGCGCATTCATTATATCAACAAGCAGCTGCATGGGAGACAGGTTCGGACAGTTCACGATAAAGAAGTCCGTAATGACATCCCTACACAAATCAATCCCGATGCCTTCCGTTGTCAGTAACGGATAATTAGATAATGACAGGTATTGGTTAAGCCTGCTGTATTGAATTACACGAAGCCCTCCTCCCGATGGAAGCACAATCTGCGTCAAGGATGTACCGTCCGCATATATCTCCTGCAGATGTGAGCATGCGGACAGGTTCAATGTACCGGCCAAGGTGGCGATGTTCGACAGCAGCAGCCTCTGAAGGCTTACGCAATTGGACAACGTCAGGGAGGATATAGAGATGACAACCGGGGCGTCCTTGCTTCCCAGCCGGATATCACGGAGCATCCTTCCCTGAATGATCATAGACCCGGTAACGTTCTTATTATGCCAGTCCCCTATATCCTGTAGGTAGGATGCTCCCTGTATCGCATTCTGCTGGTCTCCCGACCCGGAAAGTTCAATCTCCATTTCACATACTTCTCCAGCTTTCGTCCTTCTTCCCCGGATGATACTTGTACCGTTGGCAATCGCAGGATACATATCCATCGCCGGAGTCAGTTCATACCTGATTGTGTTACCGGCAGCGCGTACGGTGATAGTATCCGTCCCGTTAGCAGAAAATAGTCCGAACGAATACTTTGACATCATGTACAGAATACGTTTCGTAATCCATCGCTGTTCCGCAAGATAATGGTCGCCCAGCGACTGGGTGATCGGGTCGGTATCATTCGAATAGTGTCCTTTGTTGTATGCCAGTTTCCCGTTTTCATAGCAGTACTTCGCATCCGCATTATAGGCATTGGCGGGAAAATATTCCTGAGCCTGGTCAAAGTAGTATTTCTGATAAAACGCAAACAGTTTTTCAAGGTCGTTGCCGCTTTTCAGCCCGCCCAGCGTCTGCATGGCGGTCATTGATTTGCGCATGCTGGCAATCTTTTCTTCCGGGAAAGCCAGTTCCATCAGGTTGAAGAAATTGTTTGTTTCGCCGTTCCAGACGGATGCTCCGGTTTCGTCCGTATCATGCGTTTCCACACTGTACTCCTTATCCGGTAAACCACGATTGGTTGTATCAAAACGGGTGTCGGCATCATCGACACGCCAACGCCACCTGGATGTCTCCGTACCGAAACAGTATGGATAGGTATTCTTCGCGCGTTCGTCGGTTCCGGCATTGAACTCTACGTTATTCATAAAGAACAGGCAGTCGTCAATATCCCAGTATGCGGGAGCGTCCATGCGGAATTTCTGTATACGGGCGTTAATGAACAGGGTGTTTAGTTCGTCATCCGTTTTCCCGGCAAGATCGGAAGTATTAAGCCCATATCCCTTGTCTGCAAGCTGCGACAGCAGATTGATTGTTCCCTCCCCGATATCAGATGGCATGAACCTTCCTTCTGACGACTCAAAATAGTAAACATTATATTGATTGATGTCACCGGATTTGGCAATCCAGAACTCGCAAGGTTCGTTCTTGTATCCGGATAATTGGGCGTTCAATTCTTCCAATGTGCCGTTAAACGGTTTCAGCCTTGGCGAGCACTGGTAAACACAATTGTAGGCAGGAATAAAGCTTGATATGTTTTCCACTTCCCCTTCGCCCAGGTCGAAGCTGTTCTGGCCATTGTACTGGAATGCCTCTTCATCCTCATTATAGGCTATCAATCCCTTTGCCGGATTCCACGGCACACGGAACAGGGTGAGCAAGGGAGAATTATCCGATCCCTCAATACTCAACAGGTTGGGATAAGTATCGGTGTTATAGCCGAAAGTGTCGGCGTCACCCTTATCAGGACCGAAGGTGTACAATCCCCGGAATATGTATATTGTTTCCCCTTCGTCATTGGTTTGCTTCTCAAAGCAGACGAACGGAGCTTCCCAAACTGACACGCGGACCTTCGCATCTGCGCGCATCGCCTCATTCAGGATACCCACTTCACGTATAAGGTCCGTATAGGAGTTTACCGCACCGATCTTATGAGACTGCATACTGGAGGCATAGTTCTTCTTTGCCGTAAACTTGCGTCCAGCCGGAAGAGACGGTGTCATTGACCACTTCGCTCCCGCGGTGGAGTCCGAGCCGTCGGCGTAACGAATGACGGAGAGTTTCTTGTCAAGCTGGTAACGGGTATTCCAGATCCAGTATTTCATGGATGACGTACCCTGCCCCTTGGCGGTCACGTTGCTGATTGAAACATTCCATTCCGGATGGTCATAAAAGAACACTTCCAACATGCCGGTACGAGTTGATTGATCCGCCATGTAAGGAATTGTATTGTCGAATGTCATTACGTTAAACTGGTCCTTCGTATTTTCAAAATCGATATCCGAACCGTGCAGGTCCAGGATGTCATTATTCTCTGTCACAATTGCCTTGGAATCTGTGGTGTTCAGCCAGTTGATGTAATTACGCAGGACTCCCTGTGAGGTCAGTCCCTGGTTATATTCCCGTATTCCGTATATGTCCACGTCCGCGTATCCGGAACCTATCACGATCATCCCGTTATGGGCGAAATAATCATTGCTCTCGTAGGTGAATTCCCTGTTCTTGACACCGTTGACATACAGTATGCAAAGGTTGAATCCGCTGTTGCCATAGGCGTCCGGCAAAATGGTCAGCGTGAGTCTTGTGCGTTTTCCCTCGAACGTATGCAAACTTTGTACATCATCGTTTTTAAGTGACTGGGAGTGCATGATAATGTCATCCGCATAGATGTTCAATCCGACAAATGAACCACCGGACGGGGACGATATGGTGATAACCGGTTCGGAATAATCCGTCACGTTATCAACCTTATAGTCAAGTTCGAGAGTCTTCCCGGTGCGGGCGCATTCATTTTTAAAAGGGGAATATCCCATGCGCAGCGATGAGCCGGCCATAAGCCGGAGTACCTTGTTCCCGTCTTCGTCCGATTGCCAGCCGTCATTGCCCCAGTTCATATTCTCCCAGCTGCCCGGGATGACGGAACCGTCCATTTCATTTATGATTTCCTGACGATTCCCCTGCCGGTTGGAGCGGGTCTTGGGATTCATATAGAATACGGAGCCCGACACGGCCGAATATCCCAAGGAGTTGTTTACCTGATAGGTGATTGGGGATGTCAGCTCCATATCGACATCGAGGATATGGGCCGTTATTTCAAATTCCGTATTATCCATTGTCTCAATCTCCATCGGGAATGAGAATGTATGTCTGGCGGAACATGCGATACTGTCTTCTTCGGAAGTAAAGACATCCTCACCATCTTTTTTGATGGTGAATTTAGCGGAGGTAATGACATTGTCGCCATCGTACATCGCGTAATCGAACAATGAGTTCTCACTCCAGTTGGTCGCCCTGCCGAGGATGTTGTTAACGGCTACCAGCTTCCTTTGTTCGCCGGCTACCGCGCAAATGACATTGAACGATATCGTTCTTGTCTTGACCGTCCCGTCCGAGTTCGAGACATAAGCAGATATATTGAATACGCCTGTCACGCCCGGGTGGATTACAGAGTAATTGTAGGCGGTTTCCGTATATACGCCTGTACCGATCTGAATCTGGTAGGATTCATTATAATCCTTCCCGGTAACAGTCACATACAATGTTTTTGAAATATTACCGCTGATATTCAGAGGAAGCGTAATAGCACCGGTGTAAGCCGTCCACCATTTAAAGTTGTCCGCACTGATGGACAATGAAGTAAGCTGTACCGTGTATACAAATGCCGGAGCCGTCACTTCCGTCACTTCTCCCGTTACTTTGATCATTACATTGTTTGCTCCGGACGCCAGAAACTCCGCAACGTCAATACTGAAAGGAGAACCGGAACTGATATACAGCTGTTTGACGACAAGATACTCAGCGCTGTTGCTGTTTTTAACAGAGATCTGACAGAACCCACGCTCTCCGGTATCTTCATAAGGTTCGTTGGTGCTGTATCTTTCCTGGCTGATGAAAGTAAAATTCAAATGGCAAGGTTCCCCTTTGCTGGCTGACAGGCTTTTACTGTCCAGGTTATTGATTATACGCAGGTTTCTTTGTATCCCAGTTTCTCCACCTCCGCCGCTATGTGAGGAAATATAGTTCATTAAGTCTTCAAAGGTGGTTATAATAGATCCGTCCTCCGCAACTCCGGTGGGAATAAACACTCCGGCAGCAGGAGACCATCCATTATTGCCGTACAGTAATACGGAACCGTCTTCTGCCGTATCGGATTCAGGGGAGACATTCTTTAATTCTCCTATTGAAGAAGGAGTATTTGCGTTTTTCTCCAATTCCTTGACGGTATCGATCAGATTATTGAATTCTTCAGCCGACAGACGTCCGCGGGAATTCTTGCCTTCATTTTCTTCCTTATGTTCTATATTCAGTGCCATAAAACTATTCTCCAAATATTAACGGGAAGGCATATGGGAAGCCTTCCTCCTTGATTTCTATTTTTCCGCGTGCTGAAAGCGCGTGCATGATCAGGTTTGTCTCAAGCATACCGGTATCAGCCATGTCGCTTTCAACACGGCTGATCACGGTACGGGTGGTATTACCCTTGTCATCCGTTTTGCGCACACTTAAAACAAACTTGATATACCCCATACTACTTGTTCAACTGGTTGATTATTTCTCTTTTCACCGCAGCTATGAGACGTGAGTTCTTCACCACCAGTTCCATCGCCTTGCAATACCGTTCAGGAACTTCTACTGCTTCACTTGAGTAGTAGATCTGCTTTGCCAGTTCCTCAAAACCGATATCCAGCAGGATGCTACCGTTATACATCATTTCGTTACCGACCGTTTCAGCGGTGTCGAAGGTCTGTTTACCGCCTTCGAAAGAAGTCTGCGCCTCGATTCTCTTAAAATTGATTTTCATATTCTTTTTGTTTATTATTTAGGAGTTCCAAATATTATCAGCGTAAAGAATCTAGGATAGCATTTATTATTACCCGGATCCCAAAAGATAACGTTGAAAGAGTTTGTGCTAAGACCATTATAGCTAGAGAAACAAGCTTGCCAACTTTCGCTTTCTCTTTGTCCGGTAGGAAGCACTAACGGGTAATAGTTGGTGTGGCCCAAGTCATGCGTAAACCAGTATTCTCTCGAACTGTTAAGACTAATGCCTGTTATATTTATCCCATTACCCCATCTTTTATTTATACCATAGGTTACATCATTTCCATTTCTTGTGGTAGAAATTTCAAAACATCCCAGGACCCCAGGCATGCACCAGATATCATCAGACGATGACAGCTTCCATAAGCATCCTCCAGCAGCGGCTATTGCATAATTAGCTCTTCCGCCTTTTGTCTGATCAAATTGAGTACTTCCAAACGCATTAATCTTAACAGCTATATTTTCATCGCTACCTGACGCCTGAAACATAGAAGCCGTTTCAAATCCGGCAATGCCAGGCAGACCATTGCCAAGTACCGCTTTTCTTGTCGCAGTATAAGTTTCACCCATTGATGTTCGTGTCTTTTGTGTTTCAATGCAAATAAACGCATCGCTGTTATCATAATTAGATAATCCATATCTGTCGATTTCAAAACCGCCTATGCTGCCGGACGTAGCTGTCACATTATTAAGCGTTGCGTTATTAAGCGATACGTCATTAAGTACCGCATCATTCGCTGTGATGTTATTCATCGTTATATCCCCTGCTTCATTTACAAGGAATGTATCGTTAGCTATGATGTTGCCGTTGAACCTAATCTGATCTGCGGATATCACTGCGTTCGAAATCAATCTTCCTGCATCATCTTCCGTGATGAATGTACTGATTTCAGCCCTCTTTACGTATCCGTCAGCTTCGGCTTGTTCAGTAAACAACTGAGTGAAACCTGATTCAGTAACAAGACCGGATGTGCTGATATTGCTGACATGACCTTCTGCGTCAAAGGTTATCTTTTTAGATAACAGTACATTGAAATCATCGGTTGTTACCAATCCGCTCGTATTAATGTTTGTGATATTACCGGAATTATCAAAATGGATTCCTTCTACAAGAGCGGCAATAGAATCCTTAGTCACCTGTATAACAGACGTATTTTTATCTGCCGTTTCCTGTGCATCTCTTGCAATTCCCAGAGCGTTTAGTGCGTCCTGAGCAGCATCATACGCATCGCTGATACCTTGATTGGCTAGTCTTTTTGCCGCTTCGATGCCTTCCTCCGAATCCGTTACGGCTGCGAGTATCCGGTCACCTAAATTCTCAAGATAGGCAGTGGTAGCCGTTGAGCTAGGTTGCCAGTGTTTTATAGAGAAGGTTGTTCCTTTTGCCTTGGCAGTGATGCAGACGAGAGAGTCATTCTTATAAGAGATGCCTTCGCCGGAATAGGTCGCATTCGCCCACATATCGCCGATATCATAAACATCGGAATCCTTTGGCTGGGATACAAATACTCGTCGTTTCCCGTCAGCGGTATCCTGAGCCTTGGATGCGTCTTCCAGTGCTTTCAGCGTCAGATGGTCCGTTATATCATTCCAGCTCCATGAACTGCCATCCTTTTCGAATCTGTATCCATGTCCCGTCAGACGGTTATAGAACATGTCCTGCTCATGCATGGTTTTAAGTTCGTCAGTAGTCCAATCGGATGCCGGCAGGTTCTCCAGCGTGGGATCGTAGTCAAAGAACCACAGAGTGTATTCCTTATCCGTTTGCTCCCTGACAAGATCCATATCCGTTTGAAGGTCATTAATAGTATCGTCTATATCTTTCCCTGTGGCCTGATTAATGAACTTAGCGGATATCTCACTCAGTACAGTATTCAGGTCGATAAGTGGTTCCGGCATTGTATAGGAGTTGATACCTTTATATATACGAATGTAGGGACCGCCGACTGTTACACTGTCCCAGACGATTGCGCCTTGACGTACCGGATCTGTTTCGTTACCAAGCTGGACGATATTATCACCCACAGAAGGCACATCACTACCGGATGCGCAATTCGTTTTGGAGAGTTCTATATAATCATCACCACATCCGCTCACATAACGCCAATAAAATGTTGTTCCGGTCTTCAGTGCAAAAGTCTCACTGATAGCAAAATCACCGACTTCAAAGGTATTTCTGACAATCCGTCCTTCGGCATCGGTCGTTTTGAAATAGCATCTGTAAACGTCTCCCCTGTCCTCAACCTTGTTACAGATGATTCCACCATTAGTGTTGTACTGTTTCCCTCCTATATAGGTAGACTGCTGCACTTGTATCTCGTTGATGCTTAACTTTTTTCGTATGTCAACGAAGTCTATATCAAGATGATAATTACCTTGTTCATCTTTATAAATACCGAATCCTGTACTGCCGGTGGAGAAATTATTAGAAATGATGTCACCGACAAGCTTTATCTGTTCGAGCGTGGATGTCCCCTTCGCATTGATACCTTCAAGGAAGGTCATCAGCTTCTCAATCGTTTCAGCTATGTCTTTTCGTACATACCGATCATCATTGTCGTTGTTGCTGCCGATAATGGCAAGCTTGAAATGTTTCTTACCGTCAGTTTCAGGGATGCTGTCATCCTTTACGAGTTTATAGATCATTCCATTCTCAATGACGGAAACTACTTGTCCGGCATAAGGAACATAAGCCTCCGTGTCTGTATTACGGGCATAAACACGGGCTTCCTCCAAGGTTTCCCATACATCTGTCGAATCAATCGAATAAGCATTGACACGCTTATATCTGCCAGCGAAACTATCCCCTTTTATATTAAGTGCCATAATCAGTTCGTTTTAAAAGTGAAATTATCCGTCTCGGTGCTTGTCGTAGCCGTACTGAATACATACATTGTATATTCCAAAGGAGCACTTCCGTTAATACCTTCAACATTGATCTTTCGCGGAGAAGCTGCGGAATCCAAATCCATGAAGTTATATTGGTATCTCTCCAGTGAAACATCCTTGATGGTACCGTTTGGAATACAGATAACGAAAGTCTTATAATTGTTTATCGTAAATTTGTATGCACCTGCCCCCTTATACAGCCCGCTGCCGGAAAGTGCCCGTACCTCCGCCGAACTCGCAGGAATTGAATTACAAACTCCGGCGAACCACTTACGCCTCACATTTACACTGATCGTATTGTTTATAATCTTTCTTGATATATTCCCGTCTTCACTGGCACTATATATAACTGTTGCCTTATATGTCTCACTTTGAGTATATACACCTTCCAACTGCCTTACAGCCGTTTGTACACCGCCTATTTCTTCAGAGAAATTCAACTTATTATTAGATGCATCGTCATAAAATGCCGCCTCCATAGGACCTTGACCATTCCTAATAGCAGTATATGTTATAAATCCTTTTTGACTACCGAATTCGACGTCATTTGCTGTTGAGATTTTACTCTTCAATTCTCCTGTTGATTTTTGCGATACCATTTTAATGAAAGCATCCTCTATTGTAGTTCCAGATAAAATGATATCACCTGCCTTATAATAACCGATTTTATCGATCGTAACCATCACATCTTTTGAGAACTTTGTTACAGTATCCACCCCATCATACTTCTTCCCTATCTGCTCTGTTACATAGTCATTAATAGCTCCGATAGTTGTCGTATACCACTTCTCTGAATAAGGTTCCTGGATTGGGAATAATGCCCCCTCGGACAAAAGCAGACGAGGGAATTCAACAAGTCGAGGGGGCACTGTAAAAGAACCGACTTCAGGCACTACAATTTCAAGTGCTTCCGATGGAAGGTCAGTTCTAGGAAGATTCAAGAATGGTTTGGCATCAGCGTATTTATAAGTAAAAGTATAGTTGCTGGGCAACTCCTTATCTGTATAAGACACATTACTTTCTACCACTATGATAGAACGAAAATATGAGTTGATATAAAGATACTTTTTCAAGGAAGGGAAAAAGTCCAATAACCAACGGCGTTCTTTCATGTTCAGATATCCTGTATCTTTTTGAAACTTTCGAATAGTATCGACACGATATTCAAGGGAAACATCTTCAATTTCAGCTATATTATGTGTATGCTCTCCCGTAAAATCCGAAGAGCCATAAGCCCGAAACGTATCGATACCTCCTAATGAGTTCTCAAAAAGCACCCATTGTTCGGTTTCCGACTTCATATCCGAAGCATAGTATCGCTGTACATAAGTCAAACGCTCTCCATTCAAGTTTTCAATCCATACGTCATAATAAGCAGGCAGTCTATGCTCCAGCCTTTCTGCTACTGAAGCATATTGTAATGGAATAGTATATGCTTTTCCTGTTTGTAATTCAGCAAGATCAATATCATTTTGAGAAATGACATTGCCCGACTGATCAGTAAAATAAGCATGAAGCTTTGCTTTACAGTTTAATGTTGCATAGTAAGTAAGAAATTCCGGAGAATAATAAGTAACCGGTTTTATGCTTGGCTGCCAAGTCAGAAAATTCTGCGTAAGAAAGTTCGTTGCTGAATCTGCAAGCATATCAACACCGGTACGAATAGCTTGGAATGTCACTTGCGTGCCTGATATTATAGCCTTAAAAGTAGACACCAAAGAAGGTTGTTCATATATCACCGATGAGTTTTTGAACAAGAAAGACAAACGTGCATGGACAATATCCTTTATATTGATGATAACAATACCATCTACACCTGGAGAATAACTCCGGGATACAACTTCTTCCCCACCCTGTTGGAGTACGAACGAAATTGTATCCGTAGTACCGATACGAAACTCCTTAATATTTCCGCTTAATGATAAAGCATCAGGTTTCTGTAAAATGGTCATAGCTCTTTTTTATGACGAAATTAACGGAAGCATGTAGCAAACTAAAGGACAGAAAACATATCAATAAGGAGACTTTATCGGAGTAAGATTAGCCACAACGCGATAATAATTTCTTTTTCCTTGTCTGTCATCCCAACAAGCTGCGTATGATCGCTCATAATATACCCCTCCTGCAGCAACCTGCTCCTTGGTTGGAAATGGAGGGTAAATAGCAGGAAGAGTATTGCCGCTTCTAGCAGCTGATATTTCGAACTTAATTAGTTCTGCATTATATTCAGCTTCTGAGATATCATATACGTTTCTATTTAATCTCCAGCAAACAGCATCATCCCTAAGTGGAAATCGTTTTTCCTCTGCAATGGCTGAGTGTACCGGTTCGTACAAACGGGTCGTATAAAAACTGGATTCAGTCGGTTCATTATCTCCCCCGATACAATATTTAAGCTTATCGATAAAAAGTTCCTGACCGTTAATGATCACTTTTCGATGTGAAGGAATAGTCATCTTTTGATGATCAGACAATAAGATATCACCTTTAACCTCATGCATTGAATTTCTCAGCAAGTCATCCAAAGAGCGATAAAACTTCTCATAGATTCCGTCGGGACCATTGTATAGCAATGAATAATCAGCAAACTTCTCTTCACTATTCTTGTAATTTGTATTTGTCCCGATATTATATCCATCAGTTCCTTTATAGATTAGACTTAGCATTGGGGCCTGCTCTTTATTTGATGCCGTTTCATCAGGTTCGGCATCTTCACTTTCTTCGGAGGATGACGAGTTAATTACTAAGGTGGAATTTAACGAACGGCCTTCTCCAATATAGGGAACATAAACCAGTGAACGTTTATCTCTTAGGGCGGAAGGACGGTCCGAACTTGGAAATGTTTCAAAGACCAAAGAGAACATGGCATCAGGACAAGTAATTTTCTTCTCCTTCAATGAATTATCTCCATCTAAATAAGGTATATTGGCAGAGCATATACATTGTTTTACAGTAGAATCATCTGTAAATCCTATGCGGTAATATTCTCCTGTAAGTGGATATAAGCAGGCATTAGGATATTTAGCTTTCAGATCTGAAGTGGAATCATAAGTATCTCCCTCATCTGAAATAACGCTTTCGGAGGAAAGATTTACTTTTTGATATTCCGGCACATTAAACCCAAGTCCGGAAGTCAAGCAATCGGTCAGATCCGTCTCAGCTTTCATTTTAGATACATCATTAAAAAGTTCGATTGCCACAGTCCTCGTCACTTCGTCCGGAATAAATTCACATAAGAATTTCTTTCTAAATACATTCAGGATAGTATTGCATTTGCAATCCGGGACCAAGTGCGAAAGCAATATAGTGGAATTTACAAGAGAGTCGATGGTATTGTTGACAAACACCATCGACTTAAATGGTTCGGTCACATCGAAGAAGTTCTCCAGCAAAGTATAACCGAAGAAAGAAAATATTCTCCTCAAAAGGTAAGGTGCACGAATAAACGGACTCATATAATACCCCGGATCCAATTTGATTTTAACATCATCCACCTCCTCGACACGTGGAAACACATTATAAAAGTCAAGAGTCCCTGTTTTAGTCCCTTTGATATAGCCTTCACTATCCATAAATTCAAGTCGGTTTATATAGCGCCGTGCATTATCAAAATCGACAAATACCGGGAATATTGAAAACTGAGGATGTTCGTTCGTTAATAGTGATCGGCAAAAATCAATCCCTTGCTGTACCGTCTTTACTCCCGGAATTGTTTCATCTGCAAAAACGTCCCGTAACGATGCTTTAGATATCTGAGACAGGAATGACCCCTCGTTCAGATAAAATGATGTAGAAATTGTACTCTTACGCTTAACAGTCAAGATAGCCTGTCTGCATGCCGAGAAATATTCACCCGATGAGATGGTAGCCTGAATATCAGATGGCAGCTTCCGCATCCCTGTTATGTCCGGATAGCCCAACGCTTTCTGATTCCAGTCCGAATCAGGTATATCAACCGGCAATGTCTGTTCTCCCCATTCATTGAAAAACAAGTTAGGACGTTCAACCTCAAGCTGTGTGCCGGGAGTAAGCTGGTAAGCTATTCCCGTTTTAGCATTCGTGATTTTCATACTTTATCCTTTTGATCCGATTAAACGACTGCGATCACGGAGTGTCTGTTTCTTTTCAAAGTCACTTAGAGCAACAGACGCATTAACTCCCTTCTCATCAAGATTAATAATAGCTTGAGCAAACTTTTCCATGAGCTGCGGTGGCAATGCCGCACCACTTCCGTCATTTTTAGGACCGGGCAATGGATCCGGTTGAGAAATACTTCCTCCAGAAGCAAAACCTGCCATTCTTGAACGAATGACCTGATTTAGATCTAAAGTTCGAATGGTCCCGGCTTGCTGCGACTTATCAATCATATCAAGAATAGGGGCTACAGTCGGATTATCTACGGCGGCATTACTGGCCACCCATTCCTTTGACTGCCCAGCCGGTCCTTCTCCCACGATTACTGTCGGCTTGTCTATGAATCCACGCGCATCCGGATCATAGTCAGCATCGGCAAACAGCTTTCCATCCTGAGCACGACGTACATCAATCTTACCGCCATCTTCACGTCCTGTTGCAACCCGTTGCCCGGAACCTTTCGATGAACCGCTCCCACCGGAGAGAGTCATATTCTTAACCTTTTGTCGTTCAGCATTAGCCGAAGCAATCTGAGCAATACCCGTGACTCCCATGAGGGCAGCAGCTACAGCTCCGGCAATCGGACCAAGATCGGCGAAAGCCTTCATTATAGATACGGCAGTATCAGCGATGATTTGTGAAGTTTTGATAGCGAAGTTTACATCTGCATATTTCTTCTGAATATCCAGTTTCTTTTGAGCCTTCTCCTTCTCCAGGCGTTCAACCTCTTCCGTATTGCCCTGTGCCGCTTCAATCTCCGCATCATATTGAGCATCTACGTTATCCATTTCAGCTTGTTGCAATGCCTGAACAGCACCGGCAAACAAATCTGAATAATAGTCAAACTGCTTTTTAAATGAATCACGTTTCAGATTTTGAACAGCCTGTTCATGTTCCTCATGAGTAAGAGTCTCATTGTCCAGATATTCTTGCAGTTGCTGAAGCTGCATATCATACTGTTGCTTTTGATTTAAAAGCCCATACTGATTCCGAATCTGATTAATACGGTTCTCACTATCCTGAACTAACTGTTCTTTTGCTTTCAGGTAAGCAGCATCAAGTTCCTTGGTATCAACATTCTCTTTTTCAGCAAGTGCCTTCCGTGCCTGATAAGTCGCATCCAGCACTTTCATTTGTGCCTGCAAATCTTCTCCGACTGTAGTGAGTTTAAACTGACTCTTAAAATCCTTAGTCAGATCATTCATTTTAGTCTGAATAGCCGCACGTGCATTCGCCGCTTCCTGATCAGCACTAAGTACAGCATCATTTGCCTTTTTCACGGCATCGGCTTTCAACTTGCCATTCTTCAGTTCAAGATCATTAATGTCATTCAGATATCGTTCTTCAATAGCCAGCCGAGTCTCCGCACTGGCTGTATTCAAAGAAAGTATCATCATATCATACTGTTCCTGAGTGATACGTTTATTCACTAATTCACCAGTCAAGAAGATTTGTTGAGACTTGGTTACCTCCTGTTCTCTACTTAAATCTTCCTGACGCAGTTTCTCAACAGCAGCGACCTTCTGTTTCTCCATTGAAACTTCCGTATCGATCAACTTAGATTTCGCATCTACTATTTGCTTTTGATATTCAGATTTTTTTGCAGACTTCGTAGCACTACTTTTGAACTGCTCAAGCAGTTTGATCCGCTTATTATAATAGTCCTGATCAGACTTAAGAATAGCCAAATTGATTTCTTCTTCCGCTTGTTGCTTTTCACGACCGACTAAACGAATCTCATTTATTTCCGCTTCATGATCAGATTCTTGATTCTTGAGTGCAACAGCATTCGGATCTGATTTATCTTTCTCTGCATTAGTCGACGGGAAACGCTTATTATAAATCTCTTGAGCTATTTCCTTGTATTGGTCAGATGCGTTCTTCTCATCCTTTAGCCATGCTGATAGCATGGATTTATTCATGCTATTGAATCTAGCTTGAGCAGCTGTTAAATCTTCCTGTGACTTAATCTTATCTTTGACAATTTTCTCTATACCGTCTCCAGATATCATGTCGAGTTGCGCATTGATACCGGCTAGATCCGTCTTTAGTGCTTCAATTCTTGCCGCATTAGCATTTATTTCCGCATCAGTCATCTCGCGCATACCTTGATCCTGAGTATTCCCATATCCTGTTCCACCGGCCCAAACTGTCCCTTTTTCATTTTGAATTATCAGTGAGTCCATTTCTGCCTGCGCTTTTTCCCTCTGAGATTGCAGATTCTTTATTTCTTCTTTATGAATAAAATTCAGACGGGCTTTCTCAGCATCTATATAATCATATACTTTCTGTGTATTAATAGAAATAACATCCCCATATTGATTCCATTCAGAAATGGCAGAAGGAACAATACTGGATATACGCTCGATCAATGAGTTCAGTTCCTTTTGTTCTTCAGCATTAAGATCAACTTTTCCAGCAAGTTCTTCATAGCGTTTTGTCATCCCAGGCAGAGTTGTCTCTAAATCAACAACCTTCTCTAACTGGTTCTCAAAAGCATCTGACAAAGGCTCAAATACTTTCGTTATATCCCCGACAAAGTCCGTAGCCCAAGAAAGTCCTTTTTTGAAGAAACCTTCCATTCGCTTACCAATCGTATTCCATAGATTATCTAAAGTATCCTTCAGATTAGACTCCATTCCCTCAAGTTCTTTCATCTGAGTACCCATTGATCCAGCAATACCGTCTAACTGTCCCAAGCTCAGCATATAATTCTTTATAGCTTCCTCGGAATTCTGCACTTCTGTAGTGACACCTCTGAAAGTGTACTTAACTGTATTCCCACTTTTACTTGCCTTGATACCGAACTCTTTCAAACGTTCATTCTCCCCGGTCATGGCATCAAGTATCGCCTCTATGAGCTGATCTACGCTCTTACCTTGGGATGCAGCCAAGTCACCAATATTCGTAAGTTCCGAGGTAGTAGGCTTAATTCCCCTGTTGACAAGTTTAATATAAGCCTCTGTCCATTCTTGAAGGGATCCCGGTGTATCGGCAGCAAGCTTTTGCAACATCTTCATTGCAGTAGCAGCCTTTTCCTGCGACTGAAGGGTATTACGAAGTACAGCTTCATATTTAGCAAACTCTTTTCGGGTGGCGTATGCATTTTTTGCAATATCCTTAAGATATCCTCCCAATTTGACGACAATAAAAGCTACGGCCACCGCCTTTAGTTTAGACAAAGCAGTTTGTGTCAGGTCAAACTCTTTTTCCACATTTTTGCCTGAACTTTTTAGTTCTACCATTCGAGACCGTACCTCACCCAACCTTTTATTTAGCCTGGCATATTCTTCCGGATCCGCAGCTTCCGACATATCATCAAGAGCAGCCGTTAACTCTTTAGCTACCTTCTTTAACTGCCTACCAGTCATGGCATTTATATCAAGAGAACGAGTGAGTATACTAATCTTATCATTATTGTCAGATACCTGATTAGAAAGTGACTTGCACTCCTTTTCTAAATTCTTATACTCCTTTGTACTCTTTTTCCCCTGAGCTTCAAGCTCAATCATAGCTTTACGTCGTTCTCTTTCTTCCTTCTTTAGCTCTTTTGTAGCTTTAATCAAATCATGTATTTCCTCTTGAGCTTCGCTAGAATCTGCGGAAACCACATACTTTATTTTGTCCTCAGACAGATGTTTCTTTCCCATATTACCAATTTTGAGACTGTTCATAGATTAATGCTTGCTCCAATTCCTTGCGAATAGAAGTACGAATCGCTTCATTGTAGCCATAACGGAGTTCCGGGAAAGTCTCATGGTAGAGTACTCCCCAAACTGTGCGATTATACAATGCCAGGTTGCTTCGAATATGACGAGAAATGCGATCATTTCCCCTCCGATATCGAATGTCAAGGTAACGGAGATACGGGAAAATACGAATGAAATATTCTTGCTTTCCTTCAGACTCCTGAATTGTGAATGGTCTGCGTTGTAGGCTTCCCAGCAACTTGCCCGAACGAGTATTCAGGTAAGTACGAACAACATTCTCTTGAGTCTCATAAATAAGATTGATACCTTGAGAAATGATATCATGCACAAATCTCTGTTTGACTAAATCTTCTGAAATCATATTCGCTGTTATTTTCAGCGAATGTAGCAAGTAGAAAAAGGAAGGTAAAGGACAAAAAATATCCGGAGAGGAAATCTCACTCTCCGGATACTAGCTTATTTGGAAGGTTTAAGTTCAAGCATCCACCGAAAGTCGCATCCCGATGCTCCGGGACGGTTCTGGAACTTAAATCCGGCATTTGTCATTGCCTGGAAGATCTGCTCTTTCGTGATATCAGCCGAAGGATCCAAATGCTTAATAGCAATATAAACTTCATCAGTAGAGAACCAATGAGTAGTATGTCGTGCATCAGATGCAAGACGAAAAGTTGCTTGTAAGCCAGCAATATAGATGCTGATATCGGTGATTTTCTGTTCTTGATTATTCATGATTCATAGGTCTTTTAAAAGATGATATATGTTGTGCCAGATAACGAAGATTACGTACAATACGAAGACAATCCTCATCTGATTCTAAAACGGCAGGGATACCTTCATCAATAACGATATCTATAATTTCGTTAATTTGATTCAATGTTTCTTCAACATAGTTTTCTTGTTGAAGAAACTTGATGGCACAAATAGCTTCGGGAGTAATAACAGCTCCATCAATGTTCGTTGCCATTGTACTATCCCTTTGATAGGTCACTATCTTATCGACGATTATTCCTTTACTTAAAGACATGACTGACCTCCTTTCTGAATTGAGATCGTCATATACTCTCCAGGAGCAACTTCGATAGAAGTTTTGTTACCCGACTGGGATACGAGGTAAGTTTCACTGTTTTCTGCAAGCAGATTAGCAAGTTTACTAAAATAATTCTGCAACTTGCTTACCGGCACTTGGACCGATTGATTTTTCTTTTTCATAACTGTATTTGTTTGACGTTTCGGCAATTATAAGACATAAGAACGGCCGCCGTTTCCCATGTCGTCAAACAAATACAGATTTCCGCCCGAGAGCAAAATTGTATGGGAAAGGCAGCCGCCTATTTCGTATATATCGTATTCCTAATATCGGGAATACGATTGGTAAGGGCATAAAAAAAGCCCTCGAATTTCGTGAGCATTAACCGAAGCTCGCGGCACGGAGAACACTCCGTATTTGTTTGACTTTGCAAATATGAGGATAATATTTGAATATGCAAAAGAAAAAACTAGAATTATTTATATACGTCATCCCATGTACCCTTTTGTTTCTCCTGTCTCTCTCTTAGCCTTTCTTTTTGAACTCTTTCTTGTTCCTTGTACTTACCTAAAAGAATTATACCATTCATTATAGATTCATCTGGAGCTAAGTCTTTTGTTAAAATATACCTATACGTTTCTGCGCCTCCTTGTCCCTTTATAGCAGAAGAATAAGCTGTGTGAAGCTTCCAGCCACGATCAGCCATATAATTAAGTGCAGTTATCATTGATAAGAAATCAATCACTTTCCCCTCCTCATCCACTATTTGATTATCATCTGAAGCTTTATAATAATATCCCTGTTCTCCAAAATCAAATGATATTTTAATACTTTTTCCTGAAAGACTCCCACTACCAATCATCTCACAATAAACAGTATGGACCTGAGCAAACGAAACAGTGCTGCACAATAATAGCAAAAGAAATATTACCTTTTTCATTTTGTGTGTTTTTAAAGTTATCCCACAAAGATAAGATTTGAAAAATAAGGAAACAAAAAAAGCGGAGTTTTTATTCCGCCTTTACTACACTATACCTTCTATTTAAGAATCATCTGTACTTTTAACTCACTTCATACGCTTTATGCTTAAAATTTGTATTAGGAAAGAAGTTTACTTTTAACTGATCAAATAAGGTTCCATCTGGACGAATATTCTCAAAAAAACCATAATCATCTAACCATAACAAATATTCTTTATTCCCATAAAAAACAACATTATAAAACATAACAAATAATTCTTCATTACTCATTTGGGCCTGTATTATATCAATATATTCTCGTTGTTGCTTTTCATTAAAAGCACTTTTGTGAACCAGTTTGATTATATGATATAAATGACGAAAATAATGCATATCAGAAGATATATCCACATGTGGAGATGGTTGATATCTTTCCTTTATAATTTTTAAAGCATCATTATATTTTAGTGCGCTTGAATAATCTGGTGATCGTAAACCTATTATACTACCTTTTCTATGTATAAAATGTCCTTTTCCTAAAGAGGCTAAAATTTCTCTCTGAATTTGTAACATATTAAAGAATGTGCTGTCAAATTGTAGTTTATAATTAGAAAAAGCCTGGTTCTCATTAGCTACAATCTGACTCCTATTGGCTATTACCTGATTCTTATATGCTATATAAATAAAGATCAAGGATATATAGGCAAACAAGGCCGTGATGCATGCAGAATAATCACTCCAATCCCTAAGTTCCTCTGATATATCGCTCCCTTTGAATTTTAAAACAAATAATATGAATGAAACTGATACTATCAACGTAAATAGCACAAAAAAACAAATAGCTATTCGATTCCAGATTGTTTTTTTCATGACTCCTCTTTTTTCTTTTCGTATTTTTCTAACTCATCAATCAATAACTCATAGCAATAGGTCATCTTATCAGATATCCAAATAAGATTCTCTTTCGTTAAATAAATCTCCATGTTCCCATCTGGTCTGTCAATCACCTTTAAGAACTGATTAAGCCTATGTATTGCCTCTATGTGACGCAGTTCATCTGTAACTCCGTCTCTATGCACACAAGCATTCCTTATTTGCAGAAAATCTTTAATACATCCCCAAGAGCCAATCCATAAAGAACTAAGTTCTAATCCCTTTGCAGATCGAATTGCTTCACAAGCACTCTCTATTACTCCTCCGTATGGAGGATCATAGCCTGGAGAAACTATTTGAGCTAACTCAACCATTTTCCTCTCAAACTGAGAATATAAATACATTAGTCCTGCATTTAATACACTTCTCAATAACCAAGAATTATAAACTTCTTTCTCCTCCATCGCAATATTAGCATAATCAGACTCATCTTGACAGGCTGCATAACGTTGGCTCAATTCTATTTCTTTATCATTAAACAGCTTCACATTATGATCTAAATACTCACGAAATGTACCGACTATCAATTTCCACCAATCTTTGAGATGCCAATATCTCCCCATTGTAATAGTAGTATCATATATCATAACATAAATATTATATCATTTTATACTAGTTATTGAAGGAGAATCCTCTATTATTTTCTCAACTATTTCTATTTTCTCAACATAATCACTAAGATTATTTTTCTTAAGCAAAACAATTAATCTATCTTTCAAAGTATTCAGTCCTGGGTTATATGATTGTATTTCAAACATTTTCTCTGCCTCTGCCCCCACCTCTGTACCTACAATTATACCAGTGGATGCTATTGCAATATAATATCCATATAAATAACTACTATAATCCTCATCAGGAAATATTGAAGCAATCTCTATAAACGACAATCTTTTATTTTTATCTTTTGACAATTTAACAGCGTATAATAAGAAAGTTCCTAAAGGAGAACCTGACAAAGCAATCTCTAAAGCCTGTTCTTCTGATATCTTATTGCTTGACTTATTTTCTCCTATTTCAGCAGAAGCTTTTAATATCCTTCCCTCTAACAACTTATTTACATTTTCTCCTATTGAATCTATTTTTTCTGTTTTATGATATATATCAATCAGTAATTCAGACAATTTATCAATTGATTTATTCACATCATTCGATATATTCCCCATCACTTTCGCCGATTCTTCTATTTTTTGAGGAGTATTTTTCAAAGTCTCATAGATTTCTTCAAACTTACCAGATGCCTTATTCATTTCAGCTATCGAAGAATCAATAGTACCAGGCACATCTTTTATTTCATCATGTAAATCCCGAAATTTATGAAGAAGACTATTTATAGAGTCACTAGATACTACTGACATTATAATAGCAATAACAGACAATATTATTGATGATATTGTAGATGCAAATGTAAATTGATCAGCCAACACTTTATTTGAGCAATGCATTAAAGCAAATTGATTAATTACAAAGAGGCTTATAATAATGATAGCACACCACAAATATGTCCTCTGATTTATTAATTTGGCAATCTCGCCTTTTAAAGGTTCCTCCTTCTTTTTCTCTTCCATTATTACCGAATAATTATATTTATAATATTTTTGTCGCAATATCAATCTGATATACACGCAAATATAAGTAATAATTTTTAATCTAAAGAAGATAATACAAAAAAAGGCTTCCCTTAAAGGAAACCTTTTTCATTTGAAAGCTGTGTTTTTTAAAGCGATGCTTCCTCAAGTGTCAATATCTGAACAATTACGAATTCAATTATATTATAATATTGTACTTCATACTATTATTATTATTTTTGTATCAAAATCAATGAGTTATGAAAGATGAATATAAATTAAAGCAGCTAGAAGACAGAATCAACGAAATTTCTGAGAATTTTGACATTCTACAAGATTCTATCAATCGGCTTCCAGCCATAATTTTAATATGTTTTTTATTGGGGACGATAGTAGGATTCCTCCTATAAACGATATTATCCCAATTATAATATTTAAGTTTTTAAGACGTATATTCCTCTCCTTAAGATAAAGAATCTCTCTTTGAGACAATTTCATTTTTTTCTGTTCCTTACAATATGCATCATAGGTACCATACAAATCAATTGCCTGATAACCTTTAGGCGTTATTTTAACTAGAGAATATATATCTGCAGAATCTTGTTCCTCTATCATTCCTTGCATAAAGAGACGCCGGCGTATCAACATAATTTTCTTATCAGTCTCTTCTACTTTTAAAGGAACTAAAATGTTATCCTGAATTGAAAGATAATCAGGTACATGATATAATGCTTGCAGAATAATATCTGCTAATCTATTATCATCCATCGCTCTAATAATCACAAATTAGATTTGTTTTTCAAGAAAACGCAATAGTAGCCTTATTCAATTTAGATGCTACATCCTTCAATGCGTCCATCAAAACGCCTAACTCCTTATCCGTAAAGGCAGCAGCCTTACCATGAACAATATTTCCGTTCAGCCTCTGATAAAACCAAGAGGCGCTTTTCCCGAAATAGTCCTTAGCTAAAGAAGAAACAGAGATATATGGCAAAATAGGTTCCAATTGCTTTCGAATTGAAAGTGTCCTCCGTATATCTGCAACTTCATGACGCAGACGTTTAAAATCATCACTAACACCCGCAATTAAGTTCTCTCGTTCGGTATCATTCATAGAATCCATCAGAGTAGAAAGTTCACGATCAATATCAATGCGTTCTACTTCAGAAGCTTTCTTCCATAGTTCTTTTAATTCAAAAAAACGTTTAACCTTATCCATACTACCCATCTTTAAAATTAAACAATCAAAAAAAGGAACTCCGCTCCCTTGGCCTTTGGGAGCGGATTCCTTTCTACCGGAGTTGTCTACCAAGTTGCTTGATTTCATCCTCAAGCCATTTGATTTCCTTATCCAGTACCGCTTTCATGTTTTTGCTCCGAGGAGCTAATTCATGATACTTGCGGAGATAGAAAATGAGGTCTCGCTCTAATTCTTCTATCCGAGCTTTTAGCTCATTGTCATTATTCATAAGAGCTCTTGTCTTAATGACAATACAAAGATAAGGTTTTTATTATCAATAGCAAAATCTTTGATAATATTTTTATTATCACATTAATTATTTAACACTAAATACATCTGAAAACAAAGATGCCCTCGCGAAACACGAGGGCACAGCCTGTCATTGACAAGCAAACTTCTACACCACAAATATACTACTTCTTTCGTAGTCTGTATATCATCCGACCAACAATAACAAGCGCAAATACTATAATAACACCTAGCGCCCACCCGCCAAGCTCCATTTTAAGGGTTTGCCAACGAGTCAATCGCTTCTCAACCGGATAAGGAACTTGAATGCTATCCGTCTTCAGAATTGTATCCGTACGATTAATAAAGAGGTATTTATACTCGACCTGCTTCACATACTTATACACGGTATCCCCCTTGATCAAATAGAATATACTATCATGCTTGTAGATACTGTCATATCTGACACTATCACGAGTCTTATACTCTGTTCTCACCGTTTCAACCGGAATGTATTGAGTACGACAGGACGACAAGCATATTGCTGACGCTAGCAATATGATAAACAAGTAGATTAAACATTTCATGGTCGAATGACTGTATTACGCAAGAAGTTGGTAAATTCACTCCGGACATCAAAACATGGACACGCCTTGATGTATTCTGCCGGCTCAACTTCACCGGATCCGTCCAAATCAGGAGATGTATCACGATGTCCCAAAAGATCGACTATAGGATACTCCTTACAAAGCTTTGCAACCAGTTCACGCAAAGCTACCTTTTGTTTTGGAGTACGAGTATCAGCAGGCTTTCCACTTGCATCCAAGCCTCCAATATAGCAAATACCAATCGAATGCTTATTGTAAGATGATTCACTAAATCCTTTCGTATTACAATGTGCACCGTCAATAGAAAGCGGACGGCCGTTTTCTACAGTACCATCAAGATCGATAACAAAGTTATAGCCGATCTGATTAAATCCTCTCTGCTTGTGCATACGATCTATATCTTTCGCACGCAAATCTTGCCCGGTACGTGTAGCCGAGCAATGAATGATAATAGCATCAATTTTCTTCATTTTACTGTCCATTTTTTATATTAAAAGTCACTGGGTGGTTCACGTTCCGGGCATCTTCTGACATCACATCTCCGAAATTCCGCTTCTTTCAATTTCAATTCAACTTCGTGCCGCTTATGGATTTCGTCTAATAAAGTGGACTGAGTTTCCCGAAGCTCGACATAAAGCGCATCTATCTTTATGTCCCGTTGTGAAATACGATCTTCAAGCCATTTAACTTGTTTCCGTTCATTTTCATCTTCCATACCATCCGCCGAAGCATCTTCTTTTCGAAGCTCTACCTTTCGATTCATCCACCATTTAACAAGTTGCTTTATTCCTTCAACACCCCCTAAAGCTGTTGCTAAAACTACCCAATCATTAAACTCCATATTATTCCCGATTTATTAGTGTCTTTAAATTAAAGATATCACTCCCCTCTCTCTCAAACATCAGCGTCCACCCCACTGAAGAAAATTCTTTCGCCACAAATGGCTTTATCTGACAAGAAAGGGATAACTCTTTCAGCCAAGGAGTACGCGCCTGATCTGATAACATAATCGCTCGTAGCTGCTGCATCATGGCGAGAGTACATCTCGATTGTATTGCTTCCTCTATCAAGTCCATTTCAGCGGATTTCGCCGCGATAGTAACAGCCATTTGCACTTCATCCTCGATATTATTCTTCTGATCGCGCTTAGACATAATATCACCAATTTCCACAAATAAGTATGTTCCGGCGAGAATGCTATCAACACGCTGCTTAACCGAATCGAAACTCTGACCGAAGATATAATAGTCTAATCCGGTGATCCGGGAGTAATCAGGCATTTTTTTAATTTCTTCCTGAAGAATCCCATATTCAAGAAGTTCACTTCTTCCTTTTGAAAAGATCTCAAGCACCTTATTGTGATCCGGAAACTGAGCATAATATTTTAGAATCTCGAAAATCATACTATCTGTTTTATTAATGAAATTGGTAATCCAGTATTCTTTGCTATATCCACATGCTTTACGTCAGCATAATGCATGCTCTTTACCGTTTCTATGAGCTTCTTACGAAGTATAGAAAGGTATTTAATAATATTCATCTGTTCAACCGCAGAGATATCACCATACCCATCACTACTAAGATTGTAGAGAGACTCAAGAGGGCCGGTCGTTATAGGGCTAGGTTTCTCATGTTCACCGGCTACTAATACCCAAAACTCAGTTTTAGTAAACAGAAAATTGACAAACGAGGAAAAGTTAAACGCAATACTCTGCAAAGTAACTAATGACAAGCGTTCAAATGACTTAGCTAATGCATGTGCCGACTCCGAATCATATTTTCCTGGATGATATAAAATAGCCGCAAGAAGTGGCAGCATTGTACCATCACATCCCAGCATAGAACGGGCTTCGATAAACTGTAAAGCTGTCAGAGAGCACGTTAATTGACCAAAGCCAGTATCAACAACATACCCTTTATACATCTGCCCATGAATGCTAACGAATGGAAGCAGCTGTGCACAGAAACAGCTATTCAAAGTAAATTTATAATCCAGCTTAGACAGATAACGGGCAATTGGCATCTTCAGTCTCTCCGGAGGAGTTTTCTTCGCCTTGGCAAACTCATCCTTTGACAAGTCCTGAAGCGCAGCATCATGATCCGGATACAAAATACGGAAAATAAAGTCTACCTGTTCGCCTAACCATGCTAAATTAGACATCGTATCTTCATCTTTAAAATGCGCTAATCGATGCGATTCCCATCCCATCACTCGACAGACATGTTTTATCTGTAGCATGGCCGGTGACAGCTTACCAGAAGTAACAAGGTTCATATCGGCCATAATCCCTTCAAACAATTCCGGGGTAAGCTCCTCCCAGGAATTTGGAATTTTATATTTCTTCTGATGTACACAAAACTCTATCATGGCATCAATTGTATCTTGTCTTCAGGCAGATTAAAGGATGTTTCCGTCTCTATATCGGTATCCTCAGAGTCAGTCAACAATAAGTCGACATCTTTGATCAGGCTATTCGCCTGTTCCCGTAACTCGGCAGACAAGCTCAATAACCGTTGCTGCTCTTGAGTACCATATCGCATAACCTTTGAATCAATAAAGAGATTCCGAATCGTTGACGGAAACTCTAAAATGTCGAACCTGGTTAAAGCAACAGATACAACCATCTTTGCTAATGCCCGATTAATCAATGGCAAAACCGAAGGTTTATTCTTTGCACGATCCACATATCCGGATAAAATTTCTTCTAAGACCTCTACTTGGATTGGTATACAGCGGAAAAAGAAGAGATATGACAGATCGATACAATACAATAAATCAAAATCTTCCGTTGTCTTGATCTGCAATTTTTCAAGCATACGATAATACCTGGTTTCATCCCACCCTAAATCCTCTGAGGCATTCAGAAGAGAAATTATAGAATCCATTGCATTATAGTAATTTTCGTAATAAGCCCTCCGGAGAGCTTCCTGCTCATACTTGTAGATTTCGATATTCGCCTTGCGTTTACGAACTACATCAAAAACAGTATCATTTGCCATAGTGAGATTAGCAAGTGCCGTCCGAAGATGATCGTAAAGCTTATCTTCTTTTTTCTCAAGAATCTTCTCATACACAGGAACGCTTATAATGTTAGCAATCCGCTTATAGGCAGTAACGGCATGGCTATTGAGTGATGATAAATTGGTATTAGCATCAATGCCAGGAACAAATTCCGCAAATCCGGAAATATCGGAAAACAAATCTTTCAGTATCATGATTGCTGTTTATTTAGTCGTTCATCAGGAGTTACTTCTTCTTGCCGGCTGGGAGTCTCACGATAAAATCCGAAGCGATATCCTTGTCTATATAGTTCCGGAAAGTTTATCTGAATAGCCATATTGAAAGGCTCAGAGCATATTTCATCATCCGGAGTTAGTGACATCAGGTATATCAGATAATTGTAGTATACATCAGCTCCTGACTTCGATATGACGCCATCTTTTGACACGGATGAAATGGAGGAGTCGAGTCCGACCGATGACAAGAGGACTTCGTCAGCACGTTTATCGTAGGTAATAAGAGCATCAATATACTCTTTGTATTTCAGGTCCAAAACCTCAAACTTCCAACGCTGTTCCTCACCAGTCCCTGTTTTAAAACTCATGGTAGCATAAGCTTTTCCTTGATTGTCCGCTCCAGACAGATACTCACTAATATTACGAAGTTCCTGTTTGAGATATTTTAGAAAGTAAGATTCTTTAAACGCAATTCCAATCTCCATCCCATTATAAGTCAGAAGAGGTTCATTTTTACTTTTCCGTTCCTTATTCTCATTACATATCTTTGTGATCTGAGCACGTTTAGATTCAGCCCACGCATTTGGAATAATAATATGAATCTTAGCGGCCAAAGAGTTTTTAAGGAATGAGTTTATGTAATTCGCAGTGTCATTCGATCCCTTGATGTATGCCTTAGTCCCTTCATGCGTTTCGTTTACTCCGTAAAACTCACTAACAGACTTTTCCCGATGATGGGAAATTGCAGCATACTTAATGTTTCGGATATCCTTTATCGCCATACGTGGATAAAACAGATATTTAGAAACCCCATAGCTCCAACGCCCTACTGCGATATGAGTGAAGTCTTTATAATTGATCAATTCCGTTATTACATCCTTTTTCTGAGTAGCTAATCGACAACGCCTGTTTTCCATCAACTCAAGTCCTGCAACCGGACACTGTTCACCAATACGATTACCTAGCGTCATACGCCATTTTACAAAGTAATCACGAAAATAATAGTAGTTTTTAATATTCCCCTTTGCCACCTCTTTATAGTCAGACTCCAGTCCTCGGTCTTTCCATGATTCTAGCCATGCTGTTATTTCAGGGCAGTCTGTCCACTCTTTAACGAGCTTCCCGTCCTTTATACTTTTGATATATATAGCCGGGCCTAATCCATAGAGCATATTAACTTGTTTCGTGATCAATCGAGGTAATAAACGATTCTTCTTGATATCTATTTCGACTTCTTCACACTTCATGTTATTCGCTCCGCGTGAACACACGTTGAACCCTCCTATCGACTGCCAGTTGTAGTCTGCAGGAAGAATAGCATTTGAATTAATGAAACCCGGATCTTTTAATCCTGCAGTTGGATTAGTTCCTAATTGAAAGGAAATTATATTGCTGTCGTCAATATAGCATCCATAATTTCCCATCATCTCTACACCATCACTCATAACCAGTCTATTTTATGCAATTTATACCCATCTTGTGGAAACCCCATGTAGCGAATAAGTATCCGATAACACATCTTAGGATTACCATTCTCATCATTAAAGAGAAAGAAGTTATCACTATCAATACTGAAACGTTCTTCCGGGAGCTGCGTCCGGAACGTACACCCTTCCTTCACTACTAACCTCTCTGAAGCCTCGCCCTTCTGCCTTGAATAAGGAAAGAAGGCAATGGTGAAGCCCCCATTTGGCAGCTTTGATATCTCCTTTGCCCATTGAAGGGCTACTATGCCTGACATCGTCGTTTCCATGACCGAAATTACAGTTTTTGCGCCCCTCCTAAAAGGACGCCACGGGTATGTATCATATTTCCTTACAAAAGGGTAACATTGCACCTCAATCGGCTTTCTCAGCGGTGCGTGGAGAATTCCGTCTTTCGTTTTTTTCTATTTTTATTTTCAAAAAGTCTTTTGACTGACAGCCTGTGATTTAGCTGTAGAAACAATGTCAACAGGATAATATTATGCTAGATTTATACACAATGATATCACCTTAACTAGTAGACTATAGCCCTATATTGTCAGGTAGATCATCCGGGATATTACTTAATTCTCCTTGTATTCTATCACCATATAATCCAAAAAGCAAGTAGATAAGTGCAGAAGGAAGCTGTGTTGTCAGTCCTGCCTGATGTTTAAGAGGAACTTTCACCTCCGACGACTTATCCAACTCAACGCGACCATCTGTTTTCTTCAATGGGGAAAGAGGAATAGCACTACAAAGATTCGGGCATTCATTCTCATCTATTCGACACACCGGCAGTGCGTTACTCCGTTCACCGAATAATAGTAATAGAAGCTTAAATTGTTGCCAATGATAAATAGTAGATTGTCCTTCGTTCATGAGCTCAACAGAAAAGCCATAACTTTCCAGTTCCCTTTTCAATATACGTGCATCAGAAGTTATTTTCTCAAGATCCTCACGACGTTTATTCGCTGCCCGGTCATGGTAAAGTACAATCTGTTTATTAATCGCGTCAGCTCCGAAAAACTCAAAGATTTGCTTTGCCAGTTCCGGTTGTTCAGCCGGATAATAGCAAGTGAATTCTTTTATAACCCGGAGTTCATGCCCATAATCTTTCTCTTGAGCAGCAACAATACTGGAGAAGTGTCCGGGGTCGTATCCTAAAAATATCTTATCACGTTTATCGTAATACTTCAGATACCTGGATGTTAAAACAAAGTGTTCCCGCAAATCCAGTTTCAGTATTGATTCATAACGATATCCATCAGAGAACTGGTGCTTATCCTTTCGATAGTTCGCAAAGAATTTATTAACGACCTCTTTCTTCCTGATTGCACAAATAGAAGTTAAGAATTCATCTATATCAAGCGATTCAAGCTGCGTTCGGAAGAACTTGGGGCCTAAGATATCCTTATTAGAAAAAGAAGAAGCCCGAATATAGTAGCTCGCATTCCTACGCATATCTGCCAAGCGTGGTTCCCAAGTGGCTATTACTCGTTTTGCCTTTTCTGTTTCCAAGCGAAGAGATTCGATTATCACAGGATTCTTTTCCTCTTTCATTCGATGATTATTTCTGTATATTTTGTACAGAGCAGCTTGGTAATACAAAGAAGCGGATACTATCTCATTGATAAGCTCCTGATTAACGTTATTCTCATATTCTTCATACCAGTTATCTTCACCTAAATCGAGACGCGCCGTATCAGATACCCCCGTTATTCCCTGATAATAAGGCGACATGCGGATAGCTGCAGAAGAGCCACGCAGGGAAGGGAATAATCGTGTCTTTAGCTTCTCACCCTTATTATGCTTCATTTCCTCAATGAAAGCATGTACACCACTTCTACCGGCAACAGACTCCGGCTGATCAGAACTCACCATCTGAAGATGATGTCCATTCCTAAATAATATGCTGTGCTTTGGATATGCAATCGGATATTGAGGCTTTTTAAAATGAGAGGGTATTTTACTTTCTCCCACGATATAATCAATTCCATACTCAAGCATGGAGCGCCGGCCATCGCCAACCGGTCTAGAAAAATATGCCTGAATATTTGGCCATACGTTTGTCATGAGGGCTACGTATGTCTTATGTACCAAGAAGGAAAGTTCTGCCGGCATATCATTGGCGACACGGATAATACGTGGTCCCATCACACCTTCAGTCTTACCTGTTGCACGACCGGCTTCTACAATGAGTACATTCGGATCAATAACATTTGCCCGAATCTGCATCGCATTCATGTAGTATTCCTCAAATGATGCAGTTAAGTCAAAAGTCGTAGAACCTACACTAAGCGATTGTGTAGACTGTGAATATAGTTCGATACCCATATACTATTCCCCCGTCTCTTCAGGTTCTACAATTTCGGCCTCCTGAATATCAGCATCACGCAACAAACGCTTCTTATCCCCTTTTTCAATAGGAAGAGAATCAATAAGATTGATATAAAACCCTTCATTATTTTTTCGTGCTATCTCCTTAATTGATTTCTTCTGGAAACCTAATTCTTCCGGAGTAAGATTCGGGGATATCAAGAATACAATGCCAAGGTCACGATCCGCTTCGGCAATTTCTGAAGCTCTACGCCGGCATTCTAAAGCTGCATTATAGCATTTCTCCTGAGTCTTATAATCTCCCCTTACAGCGCACAATTTCGCTAGATCCTCATATTTATCTGCATAATTAGATTCCCAGACTTTGATAGATACATTATTATCGATATTAAAGTAGTTTATAGCAGCGTAGATACGAGCCTTACAGGTTCGCTCATCAATATTAATTTGCTGGGTAGCATTGATCCGTTGCCGCAACATCTTTGCCGCACGTGTGATGTTTCGCTCGTATTCAAAGATCTCTGCTGCCCATTGAAGCTGCTTTAAAAATTTCTGTATATCCTCCGGAATACCTGAACAACGCCCAGTCGTCAGGAACTCCGAAATCAGATCGGGATGTATCTTATCAAGGGTGTCTAATTGCGTCATACTCCAAATAGTTGTTTTCGAAGGTCTAGTTCAATACGTTGATTCTTTCGCTCTTCCAAAGTATTAATGGCTTCAATATCACCGGCTTCAGCTTTCTTCGCCAATTCTGCATCAATATTATATTCACCTAACGCACGGCCATTATTATAGGAATCATAATATACGTCTCCCGGCAAAGTGATCCGGACGATCAAAGCCAATTTTTCTTTTCCACGTAGTCCTAATAGACTGCAAATGCGTTGCGGAGTGTATCCAAGTGCACCAAATGTGTGTACTTGCAATACATATTCCTCACCAATTAGAATAGCTTTATCCACATCAGATGTGGGAAGTAATACATCTTTCATACTGATTTCATTTTAGAATCTTCTAGTACTGATTTAAATAAAGCCTCTCTGTCACGGAACCGGCGAAGATGTTCTTTATCCTGCGACCGTTTATCTTTACGATCAGATCGCTTAAGAAAGGATTCGTATCTGCGAATGTTATCGGAACAATTTTTATATCGCCGCAAGAATTCTAACGGATCTGATACACATAAGCGTTGTAACTCTGCTCTCTCCGACCGATGAACAATAAGCGGATGTTTATACCGGAATATCGCAGTGTCGTTATACGTTTGCAGCTCGGAGAATGCCAGTAAGTTTCGGATCCGTAGTTCAGCCATATCGATGACTGCACGCTTGGTCGGTTTCTTATCTAGTAATTCATCGAGCTGCTTCATCTTTTTCCACGTGATCACACGATCATTATACAGGATGGTGGCTATTTGGACGTTTTCGTCTTCGAGGTTTTCCCAGTCGATTTGCGGGTACTCTTCGTGCTTTTGCTTTTTGGAGCTACCTTGGCAGGTTCTTTTTTTTTCTCTTCTTCCAAGGCTTGCTCTGCCTGTTCCGCACGGTCTTCAGCTTCTACTCTTGCCTCCTGCTCCGTTTCAAGTTCCTCCTTCAGCTCCTGATTCTCCTGTTCCAAGACTTCTGCATTTTCTTCTTTAGCCTTTTCACATTCACGGCGATTCAGACGAATCTCATCCTTAGGCTTAAAGTCCAGCAACGTATATAGGATATCATTCGCATAACGCTGTGGGTTACGTGCAAACATCTTAAGTTTAGGATGTGCCGGAGCAGCCAACTGAAGCAGACTTAAATCCGCTTCGGCTGCTGCTGAATTACGTAACTCATTAAAATATTTGTTTTTCTCCTTAAATCCGTACATAACTTATGCTGTTTGAATTCGACTTCCTGAAACTTCAATAAGAGTAGAAGGATCCAAAACCCGGAAGGTAATAGAGGAACCAGCCTTCGCCGTCCAAGTAGCTCCATCTTCCAAAATAAACGTTGTACCATCAGCTATTGTAGCAGCCTTATCAGTACCCATACCGTTTAACGTAATAAATCGGCCTTTATCGTTATTTGTCAGTCCTGTTACTGTAGCAATAGCATACGTCTCGGACGAACCATCCGGAATCTGATAAGAGTTATTGGTTGCTTTGATGGATAAAGCTGTAGCGCCTGCTGTATGCACTTCTGCCGGAGCGCTTATAATATCGCCAACATATTTATAATACTGCATGACAGATGTACGTTCAAAGGTAAATGTTACATAGCGACCATCCTTGTCATTTTTAGCTTCATACGATTTTAAAATCATAGGCCTGTCATATTCACCCAAAATATACCATTGATCTTCTCCAATCTCTTTAAACAAAACGACAAACTTACCACCCGCATGATCTTCGATAAAATTCAATAGTTGATCACGCATGCCTCCCATGATGATGACAAACTGATTGGTTCCGGACGTGGTTATATCACCTTTCTCGCCGTTGCCCACATAAGTGGGAATATCATGTGCCTCAAAGTATTTCATATATTCCCCGCCCAGCATCGGTATGGTTGCAACTTCACGATTGCCATTAGGCTTAGGAAATTTCACATCCGGATTGATTTGGTGAACATCGATCAGATAAACCTTATAGGCGATGTTAGAACCATGTGTCACTTTATCCGAGACGTCATCAATACTTCCAATTGCCATCATACCGGCTAAGGAGGTACCTGAAAATCCTGTCATACAAAACATTGAATGATCAGGATCCAGGAGCATACCAACAACAAAGATAAGAGCAAATAGAACTGCTAAAGACAAGAATAATCTCATCTGCATTTTGCGAGCATATTGATTTCCCTTTTGATAGGGATTACTGATTTTATTAGCTTTCATAAAATTTTAATTTTGTGATTAGAAAAAAGGGTGGGCAGAACACCCACCCCCTGAAAACAACCCTATTATGAACAAAAAGCACTATCTTACACCAGGCAGATTAGGTTGCAGATCTGCATTTACAGTACGAGTTCCCCCAACGCAACGCTCCAGTTCACGGAAGTTACCTTTACTGTTTAGAAGGACAAGGATATAATCACCCACCTTGGTCGGAGTATAATTCGCTGTAATATCTGCAAACTTACCAGTCTTAGAAATTGTAGAGGCATTAGTCACTGATCCGCACTCAATAAGATATGCAACACCTGCCTTCGCATTCGTGATATCCGTAATTGCAGTAGCTTTAGTATTTTCAACTGTGACTTGCCAAAACCCAGTTTTAGCATCAATGGTAGTAGCATCAGTTTCTACATCTACAGAAGGCTTATTCATGAAAATCTGCTGCCATTCATAGTTGTTTGCAACTAGTTCTTCATGTGTCTTGAAGCGACGTCCCAGGAATGCTGCCGCTGTACCTTCTTTCCAAGTTGACCAGCATTTCACCATTTCCATATCGTCTTTTGCTTTGAAAGCCATCATTTCGCCAGGAATGTATTCAAGGAACTGAAGGTTACCCGGAATGTCCAGGAACATCAAGCAGCTTTGTCCGAGGTAGGGCAGCCACTTAATATGAAGCGATGTATCCGGTACAATATTCAAATAGCTGTCAGGTCCAGTGAAGTCAAGGTCTTTACCATATTTAGCCCGGCAACCTTCTTTCCACCAAGTTTGATGCAGACTATTGAGGTAAATAACATGTTGATCCAAATCCATGTCCTCTGTACAGTTTTCAATGATATCAGCAACAAATTCCTTCACTGCATCGACCATCGTTTCTTTGGTATATGCACGATATGCTTCGTCATCGTGCAACAGAATCTTATTCTCATGGAAATAGCGGATCAGTGTATAAATGATACCAGTAGAAGCGTTCAAGAAATGAGAAGGAACACCCGATTCAGGAGTAGCATAAATACCACGAATGCGACGCTTATTCTGCTCTACCTGGGCCGTTTCCAGAGAATTGACAATACAATACTCAATCAAAGACCACTTGATAGGATCAGAACCTTCTTTATTGAGATAAGCGATGTACATTCGTTCCAACTTCTTCATTGGTCCAAACTTCATCTTGATCATTGCATCGTCAACATGACCCATCTCGTTCTCAAGCTTCATTCCACCTTTCCAAACTTCACCTTCTTGCCAACCTTGAGAAACTTCATCGAAGAAAGTATTGAACACCAGGTCATGATCCTGAATACCATAGCGGATCGGGAAGAACTGAGTTAAATCACGTGCTTTCAGAACATGAGCAATCAGAGCATCCTGACGACGAATAACATACTGATCACCGACCTTTGCATCGTCTACACCAGCAAAATCAGTAGAAAACTCACCTGAAGCTAATTTTACCGGATCAAGCAAATGGTTCTTATTCAGATATTCATAACGCCGGGCAAGAGACTTAGAGAAAGCAGCTACTTCCTGGAAGAAAGCTTTTTCCTCGCCTTCCTCTATCTTAGTGGAAGAGTAATCAGGATTTTCTGCAATCTTATTCCAGCGTTTCGACATGTCAAACATCGGCACTTCAATGCCAAAAAGATGTTTTGCAGTAGTACCAGGACCATTTATTTTCATTGTAGTAATAGTTGTTGTAACAGCAGCAGCGTTGTCTTCCGCTGTCTGATCTGCCATTGTTTTGACTAGCTTCTGTAATTCATCATTCTGTTTCGCAACGTTTTTAGCCAACTCAAGAATACCTTCCGGAGTAGCTTCTGATTGAACAGGACTATTTCCTGAATTACCTGGCGCTTCAGATGCTTCAGCAGGAACGATACCAGCCAATAAGGATTGTAACTGGTTCATTTCTTCCTGGGACATCTGCTGTTTAGAGTCAGCATCCATATCTTCTCTAAGAGTTGCTTGAAACTCCTTCTGATAACGGGTAGCAATTGACGCCACGTCCTCTGATGTAAGTTGCTTATCTTTTGCCTTCTGTGACAAATCAAGAAGCTGTAAGACCTTTCGTAGTTTTTCTTTAAAATTCATAATTAATAAAGTATTTAATTAGACATACTGATTTATTTTATTTCGGAGGGAAATGCTGTCCAAATATTCCTGCCCACGCAAATTCGCATGGGCAATAGCTTCAGGAAGGGTCATTACAGAATCAATCAACCCATTATCAATCGAATGTTGAGCATCAAAAGTTTCACCCTGAAATACCGGATCATCTTCGAGGAGAGTGGCAAGCTTAGGACGAGAGGATTTTACCTCGTTTAAAAATTGAATAGCAAGCGGATCCAAAACTTCTTTAATATACTGTTCCGGATGACCGGAACGTAAATCCTCGAATTTCTTATTCTTGAGTGGAGATAGACTTGATTTTTCTTGGATAAGTTTAATTCCTAATTTCTCATAATAAGCAGAGAAATCGTAAAAGCCGACCATTGTACCAATACATCCGATTTGATCGTTATTCGTCAATGCATGTATTCCATTAGCACTATGACAAGCAATATAGTAACCGGCAGAAGCACAATACTGCTCAACTAAAACTTCGACAGGTTTCTTGAGTGAACGCATTGTCTCCGACAGGCGATCTAAATACCAGGCTTCACCTCCGCCGGAATTAATATGTAGGAAATGCACAGATATTGAAGAATTGCTCTCCGCAGCAATCAAATCTCTCTCAAATTGTTTTGAGGAGAAATACCAGGAAGAATTAGATGTAATTGTACCAAATATACGATGATAAGCGATAGATCCTTCAGGCAGTTCCTCTGATGAGAAATCATTGGTTAGACTTATGTCTTTAAGTCCTGCAGTACATGCTATTTCTTTTTTAAGTCGGGCAATCGCTTTGTCCACCTGGTCTTTATAGGTTGGTGGATCCGCTAAAAAGAAAAAAGCTCCAGGCACAGGATTCTTTTGGTCCAGGAGCGGAAAACAATCCATCATGGCAGCAGCATAAGCTTCTGCCGTGATGAAGAGCTTAGATGTGATAAGTAAGTTACGAAGAAATGTCCTATTCATTGTAGCGCATCTTTTCAGCGAAGGTAAAAGATGAGAAGGAGGCTATGAAGGACCGTTTATACAGGTAAAAATGGTGAATGAAGCATTTTACAGGATATTTTCAATGTTGCTGTATTCAAGTTTGCCGATATTGACACCAAGGCTGGAATCTCATCAGATCCTATCGTAATATTCTTTTCTGAGGAATCACGCAAGTAAACAACAGCATATCTAGAAATAGAAAATTCCCGAAGAGTATCCACATCCGGAGTTTCAATCGTAATATCTTTGCTGCAATCAAACAACTTACCAGATGCCGAATCAGCAATGGCAGGAGCAAAAGAAAAAGGATCAGCAAAAAAACGATACTCTTCCTTCTTCATTTTCCGAACAGGTTTTACCCTCAAAATAATAGATAATTCTTTCATAATCAGATATGTATTTAGTAATCAACAAGTTCGCCACACAACGGACATTTTTTCGCCATTTTGAGACAAGAACAATAGTTTGGTCGGTTATTTTCTAACAGAATTTTAACTTCTTTTTATATTCTCTACGGACCTTTCTTTTACGCATGTTTTCTCTCCAACGATAGAAGTTTTTTAAAAGGGCATCTTCAGAAACAGAGTCAATGCAATAAGAACACATAAAATGGTGTACAACATCCAAGTTATTTAAAACATGTCCGTTCAAATCATTCTCATCCATTGCTGCATGAAGTTCACGGTTGAACATACGGCGTATTTCTTTCTCTATCATCTTGACGGAACTAGGAGAAAGGAAATTATAAACTTTAGGATCCTTACCTATTCGTCTTTCAGGTAGAATGAATGTCAGATTACCACTATCAACAGGAGATTGATTCTTTTGCCGTTTAGCCATCAATGTCCAAATTGTATGGTAAAGATCTGTATTGTCCGGTATTCTGAATGCTTCTTCGCAACCATTGTTATACTTTCCACGTATGTATTCAGCCAAATATGGCTCAATGTTAATACTTGTCGTAATCATAGTCTTTTCTTTTAAAGGATATTTTCTAAATGCTTTTATTCATTTTTGCTTCCAACTGTCCAACCGTCCAACAGTCCACCCTATTACTATCATATTCTTCTAATTATCAATCTATTAAATTTTCAGCAATGCTATAAAATGGCTGTTGGACGGCATCCTACATATCCAACATAAGGTTTTTCGATGCTATTTTGTTGGACAGTACTAAATTTATTATGTTGGAACGTAGAAAATAGTAAATCCAACATGTCCAACAATGTCCAACAGAACAACAACTACTGTTGTATATATATATACTACTTGATTAATATTATACTACTATACTACAGGCACTTACATTTTAAAAAGATTTCTGTTGTTGGACGGTTGGACGGTTGGACGCTATGTTTTGAAAATTACCTTTTCAAAACTCCTGTCTCTTTGCTTATATTTTCTTTAAATTCAGGGGGTCCGGGGGAATAATAACAATAGTCATAAATACCAGGATTGATTCATATTGAGAAATGTCCGTATTATTATAAAAGAAAATACTCCTCTACCGACCGAAGTTGGAGGAGGAGTATTTGTCCATGAGTACGGAATACTAAAATGGGAGAGGCTGCTTCGCACTATCGTTTGATTCCGAAGAATCATTATCTGAACGTAGAAGATCAATATCATACAATTCTCTAAAGATGTCATAGTTAAGTGCAATACAACTAGAGTTTATCGTTTTTTTCTCCATCTTACGAACCATTGTGTTATCAGCAGTTACCTGTGAGCTATCAGAAGACGGATTTTCAGCAAATCCACCACGCGGTACTTCAACTGTATCATAATAGTTAAAACGCCGTGCATGAATCAAACCGATATAACTAGGATGCGAACGAAGGTTTTGCTCAATAGTAGATTGTGTTGATTCCTCACTATTATAAGAGCTACGTGCAAACTGTGTATAGATTGTACTTAAACGTAAAAACAATATCCGGGTCCCTGCCGCAAAAGCCACTTCTTTCTTATCTCCTCCAGGCATTTTGATCGTAACCTTATCCGGAGTATCAATAGAGAAATCTCTGCCTTCCCGAATCGCTTTAGTATCAATCATCACATCCATCGCCTTGAAGAATGTAGCCAGCTTGTCGGTTTTACTTATCAGCTCAACCTGGAAGCGTATCTTATTACAAGCTATTTTGAGAAAATCTTTATAGGTAAATGGCAGTTTCATATCAGTATGGTTTTCAATTAAATTACATGTAGCCAAAAATAAGGATGCCGTTTTCATCAAACGATCTATCTCTCCTGCATTAAGCAACTCAGCCTTCAGTTCATCATAAGCTTGTTGCTTGAGTGCCCGGAATTTGTCCATGACCAAAGGTCTGAGTTTTAAGATCTCGAAAAGAACATTGGAAAGACCTATCTTATCCGGATCCTCTATCTCTTTTAACTGATTAAACAAATCCACTTCCTCCTGAGTACGGTTTTTGGGCTTAGGAACTTCACATACTATGATACGTGACATAAGTGCATTGTCGTCACGCTGTGGGGTCTCCTGACCACATAAGATAACAGGTGCATACACTTTATCATTTTCAATTTCTTTCCCAGATGTACCTTTTCTCTTCTGCCGACCATCACCATCATAAACGATACCTTTCAATGCTTGAAACTTAGCATCTGAAATATCCTTATTATTGTACTCATCAAGCACAACCGGCATATCACGAAATGTGCTCATCAAGGTAGACATAGCTGCATCAGTACCAATATTTAAGTTGAAGATCGGATATTTAGGAGAAATGAACATAGAACGGATAGAGATAGCAATTTGCGTTTTTCCTGAAGACATTGGTCCCATAAAAAAGGGAGCTGTGAACAGGCGGTCGATACAGTGAATATTACTTCTAAAGGCACACATGATAGTAAATAGGATAGCCCATTTTCCGTTATCATTAATCTTATATACTTGATCCATCAGCTCTGCCCATTTCTCAAACGAACATTGCTTCTCAGCAGGAATATCTTTATATACGAGCTGGGAAATCATCTCGTATTTTTCTGACTGCCGGCCGGATCCCGCATAAATAGTAGAGAATGCCGGCAGATAATAGTTTCGGTTATTATGCATCACCACGCCTAATTCATTGACCGGATCAAATCTTGGGACTTCATCCACAACATGAAATATACCATTTGCAAAAGCATAAAACATGTGATCCTCACGTCTCGATGTACCGTCAGGTTGTTGATTTCCATAGGTTAGTACTTCAGTACAGGTTACAAAATTTCGACTCATATATTCTTTTATTTTAGTCCAATGTTTTTCTTCACCATCGGTAAAGTTAACAGCTTCCAGGTTTATTAATTTTTCTTCAATTGTTGATTTCTTCAAAAGTGCTTTTGAAGGAACCTCAATGTACAAAGGCGTTTTATAATATTTGCGATTAATTTTAAGTACTCGTTTATTTGCATCATCTTCATCGGAATAAATATGTAGAAGGGGAGTCATAAAAAAGTCACCCACCATCGTGTAGCCGGAGTTGTTGCTATTCCTAAACATGTAGCACACCGGTTCTCCATTTGCATTTAGCTTTGGATAAAAACCACATTGCTTGTGCATAGCATCATAATCCGGATTGTCAATAACATAAGCAGGCAGAGTATTAGGATCATAATCTTCGACATCGTCATCTGACCGCTGGGCATTGATGGCCATACGCGACTTCCTTTTAGACAGATAAGGTTTAAGTATCTCATTCAAAGCGCCTTTTGTTATTCCGAGATTTTCGTAATAGTGCTTTTGATTAACGACTCTTACAGAATCATCTGCATAACTAATTAAATCCGCACAGCGTTCAATAAAAGTAGTCCGTTCTCCAAGATAAGTTTTGAGAAAGCGTCCATACACCATCACATAGTAATTAATATAGCTCCAGGGAACTTCTCGCCGATGAATCTTACCCTGCCCATCTTCCTCTTCTTCCTCATCCTCAATCTCATCCAGATCAGACGGAGGAACAACAACAGTAATATTCGTCATTCCTGCACGGTAGATAGAAGACAAAGCAAACATATATTCAGACTCATCGCCATCACCATTCACCGTAATACCATACGAATCTGTTGTAAAAAAGGTATACACCTTACGAAGTTGCTGTATATCCGTGATTGAAGGTATACCGGAAACAAGAAGAACTGGAGTGTCTCCATATAGCTTAAGAAACAAATCGAAATCAGGAGTCAGTACACATGGCTCCCCTTCCTTTCGCAATTCCTTTATTAATTCTATTCCATGAATCCCTGACTTTATTTCTTCCTTTTTCGGAGCATCTTTCACATTCCGAAGAAGATCACGTATTTTACGCTCGATAATTTCCGTATTAAGATCAAACTTTGTGGCCATTGACCTGATATAATTCAGTCGCAAAGTTTCAGAAGAGATACATGCAATCAGACTACATATAGTGTTGAGAGCTTTCTCTTTCATTTCCGGATCATCAAAATCCTTTTCAAAAATATCGGCAAAATAGGATGCAAAATCAATCCGCCGATTCATTAACCATTTTCCTGTATTTTCTTTTTCTTTAGAGGCTATGTTATCGGGATCTTTCCCTTTAGGAAGGATTATACATTGAACTGTAAATCCTGCTTTCAAAAACAATTCGCAATTCTTAAGCGAAGCTTTTAGCCCGGCATCATCAGCATCATAGACCAATGTTACACTCTGCGTAAACCTAGATAATAACCGGATTTGATCCAAGGTTAATGCAGTTCCTGAACCAGCAACTGTATTTTCTACTCCTGCAGCATGCATCGACAATACATCAAATTGTCCTTCTACCAGATAGACGTTATTCATACGTCCAATTGCTCGCCGTGCTTGTAAAAGCCCATATATCTGAGATCCCTTTCTAAAAAGAGGAGTGTCACTGGTATTATGATACTTACCAGTTTTATCTTTAGGAACTACAAAGCGACCTGTGAAACCTGTTACATTACCATTCAAATCAAAATAAGGAAACATGATCCGATCACGGAAGTTATCATAGACCCTTCCATTATTCTTATCCTCCTTCAAGACATCGATTCTCGTTAATACAGATTTAGAAAATCCGGCTTTTAGCATCTCTTGAGTAGCCTGATTTCCTTCTGGAGCATACCCGATTGCAAAATCCCTTATTACTTTATCCGTTAATCGAAAGCCGCGCTCAGCAAGATAATTCTGTGCTTCTGGAAGATGTTTCTGAAAGAAAACGACCGTTCCTTTCAATGCGATCCGCATGGCCTCGATATCTTTTGCCTTGCGAGTTTCTTCTTCAGTCAGTTCCTTATTTTCTATTGCGATACCGGCTTTCTTTGCACACCATTCTGCCGCTTCAGCGAAAGACATATTCTCATGCTCACGGATAAACTGAATGACATCACCTGAATGACCACAAACAAAACATTTATAAGTTTGCCTGGATGGACTAACCACCATTGATGGACGCCTGTCATCATGAAAGGGACAAACTCCATTAAAATTTGATCCGGTCTTTCTTAGGGATACAAACTCCGAGATAACATCAACGATGTTCAGTGCTGATTTGATTCGCTCAAGTTCCTGTTTACTTATCATAATTATTCTTCATTAAACATACTTAGCTGCCTTGCCTCAAATGCCTCCTGGAGTGTTAGTCCAAAGTATTTAGAAAGCGCAAGGTATTCTGATTGCGTAACCTGCTTGCGGCCGTAATAAATATCCCAAAACCGCATTTGGTTAATTTCGACTTCACGATAAAATTCCCGTGTTGGAGAGAAATTCTCCGGATGCCGGAACTTAATACGCAACATCTCCTGTACCAAGTTTCGTTTGACCGTTTGCCCTACAACTATCTTCTTTCGATGCATAAATAGTTGTACGGCCAACGGTGATTTTCCAATATGCTTAGCCATCTCCTCAAGTGTTTTTTTACCTGCGTTTTCTCGCACGAAGCATTCTTCTTCTTGTTTCCATTTCCCATTGTTCATACGACTCTTTCCTCCATATTTGGGTAAAATCTTCATTAAACTCATATTCCGGATGCCTGTATATATACAGACAACAGAACTTTATAAATAACTCTTGATTCTCAGGTTGTACATCTGTAATATCATAGAACTTATTAATGCCTAGTTTTTCAAGGGCTGAATAAACACGGGCTTCAAATTTGCAGAATTCTTCCGTGCCGAGACGAGACAGATATTCATCAATCCAACCGCAGCCGACAATCTTATATTTCTCCAAACTTTCGTTCATATTACAGCATTTGTCTTTCTGATTCTTTCTGTTTATTAAATTCTACAATAGTCATCAGAGGTAAATCATATCGACGCTGTCTCACATTGGATTGCAAAGAAAAGCAACGACCAACAGCATCCCATCTGAATTTCTTCTCCTCAATGATCGTTCGACGATTACCAGAGATTGTTACTTTCTTAGGAATACTAACACGTCCCTCAATTTTACGCACGTCTTGAGAACCGTCAATATACACAACCTTATCAGCTATATAGCCACAAGAAATCATGGCTGTTTCAAATATTTCTTTTTTGTACATACTAGTTTTCAGTAGGAAATTGGTTCATCATGTGTTATTTCAGGGAGGGGAATTGTAGAACTGACTTTATTGGAAATTCTACAATTCCATTCTATTTCCACATTAGATATAGCTTCCATAATCTTTCCAAAAAGGCGAGCTGGAATTTCGTCGCAACAAGGGTCTATAAAAGATACACGACCTTTTTCATCTATACGATACCGCATTAAAAGTTGTTTACGGTCATCTTTTTTTTTCTTTTTACTCATAGTCTAATCAATATTTCTTATTTTATCTGCTAAATCCTTCACTTCCATTTCCCAACGAATCTTTTTTATAAGCCAATATGCTGGTCTGTTGGTTAGCCAAAGAAGTATATTCATCATAGTATTTTATTTCCTTTCTTCAAACATCCACTCTGACCATGACCACATATATAGCTCACGTGTACCACTTCCTTCATTATCTGTTAAAACATATTTTCCGTTATCACTAATATGTCTTACAGTAAGTTCCTCACCACAATGCTTTTGCATATTATAGCAAAATACATTCGTATCATTGTCACTTAGTACCAAACCAAAACTATCTTTATTCTGATTATACCACTCTATAGATTTGATACGAACTTTATCGCCAATCTTATATTTACTCATAACTAATTTGTATTGATTATTCGTTTATATTAGGAACCTGTCCAACTTTTATATAGTAGTCAATGCTTTCAGGTGCAGAGGGTATCTTTCCTTTTATCATATCAACTACATAATTCCATGAACGCATTACGTTCCGATCTAAACATGATTCTCTTTTAGGGGAATCAAGCGCATTTGCTACCATCCGAAGTGTATCAGCTATTTCTTTTAGCTCCCAAAGAGGGACTTTTATCATTTTAGTCAATTCGCTCATATTTAAATTTTTATGATTTAACATTCTGAATACTCACACTGTACGTAGTCGCCTTACTTGAAGACTTCCCAGTTTCGTTCTTATACGGACGGGTAAAGTCTCTAATATGGTCGAGTACATCATCAATCTCAGTATCAACAAAATCTTTGCGTTTCTCCCATTCCCCACAAGATGGGTGATTCATGTCCACCTCTATTTTTATAGTGACTATTTTCTTCATTTCTTTATCGTTACGAATTAAAATGCTTGATAAGTTCTTCGGCTGTTGCCTTGTGAGTTTTTGAGTAGTCGAATTTAATTAACTGGAAATACTCTTTTAGTTCAAGAAGAGAATGGATATCGCTGATTACCCATTTCTCACCATCAGTAAACCATTGATGAATATCTGAATCATTTCGCAGGGATGCTAAAGCAAGAAACAAATCCTCACTTTCTTCACAATTAATGAATCCGGCTAAATCATTCAATTCACCGAATGATATAATGTTCGTGGATACTCCACAAACACAAGGATATGTAATATTCTCTGGTATTCCATATACTTTTCTGTCGCCTATACTTTTTAATGCTATCAGTAGACGATTAGCGTGATTTCCGTCTTTAACAGCCATATAGCATGGTGTTGTAAATCCTTTATTTTTCTTCATTTCTTTTCTTGTTATTAGTTAATTACTTTTGCCAACTTATTAAAAGCCTTCTCTTTATCAAACTTAATCCCATCTTTGAACTCTAATATCAACTGCCAAAGTTGTTTTTTGTAAACATCACCTGCTTTATAGTCAGTTTTATAATGGCATTCCTGCGGGGTAGTCATTTCCTTAAATGTATTCATCGCATTAAGATATGTAGCTCCCCATTCTGTGAGTTCTACACTAACGGTGTCATTCAAATCTATTTCTATCAACTTACAAGTCTCTATTTTGTGAGTTTCTTCCTTTGCAACAAGAGCAGCTTGTAAGCTCTTTATCTGATCTTTTAGAATTTCGATTTCACTCATATTTAAACAATTTTGGTTTCTATTCTTCAATGAAGGTATTAGTAGTATTTATCACGCCAGCGGAATCAACAGTTTTGCCATCACGGATGAAAATTTTATCATACATTAAAGCTTCATAATTTGACTGGGTGGTCCAAAATGCGCATACCCGTCCATCGGCATACAATTTACATTTCACTAAATCAGTCCCTTTAACAGGACCAATAACATCTATTTGTAAAGTTCTTTTCCCATACTTCGTTTTTGTATTTTTAAACGTTTGCCTAGTACCGGGCAAACGTTCGGTTACTACTTCCTAAAAAACATATCTCCTGAGATACTCCTAGCAGTATCATCATTCGTAAGCCGGATATAGCGGAAGAAATTCTGTTCGCTTCGATGTCCCGTCAGTCGCATAATCTCCAATGTCTTCATGCGACCTGTCAAATACATATTCGTTGCCGCAGAACGCCGTGCCGTATGACTACTTATTAACTCCCATTTTTCCTTTGTCACCGTCTGAAGCTTTCCGCCTCTGGTATATGAATAAGTAATCTTATCATCCAATCCGATTTCACGCATTACTAGCTTTAAGTATTTATTAAAATGCTGGATACTAAGTCTACATGGGATATCACCTCCATATTTTTCAAAAATCTCTTTTACGTAGTCATGTGCGGGTACCTTGACATCTACGTTCGTTTTTTTAGTACGCTTTACAATGAATCCATTGATCATATTCTGATTGGTTAATGTTGAGTAGTCCGAGTAACGAAGAGCCGTAAAACAACCGATAACAAATAGGTCACGTATGCGTTCTTTTGATTTTCGTTTGTCCTGATGCTCAAATTTATAGTAATAGATTCGGGTTATCTCATTCAACGAGAGGAAAACCGCAAATGTTGGTTCTACATCCAAATCTACTTCGTCATAAGTCGTATCTACCGCATAATTATATTGCCCAGCACGTCGGACTAAAGTTTGTATTTTCCGTATATATCCGACAATGGTGTTGTGCATCAATCCTCGCTCTTCAAGATAAATGATAAAATCATCTAGAAATTCTTCCGTTATGGAGTTAGTGAAGATATCACAATCATTTTCTTCTGAGAACAGGTCTATATGCTTAATTATAGCATCATATACGGCTGCATAGTGTTCAGACTTTCGTCTGCTTCGCCTTTCAAGAACTTCCTTGGCAAACGTTGTGAAATAAACACCTTCAAGGGGTTTCGATTGCCGGAAGTGATTTATATAGTCCTTTCTTGGCTTTGCCTCACGGACTGAATAAGATACTGATAATGCTGCTTTGATTTATCATTTTAGTCGTTACACACTATAATTCGCTAATTGCTTCTTTAGTAAGTCTTTTGAGGTAAATATCCGACTCTTAACTGTACCTATTGGTACCTTCATTTTCTCTGAAATCTCTCGATACTTAAATCCGTTAATATACATGATAAACGGTTCATAAAGTGCATTGGGTAAAGTACCTATTATCTGTAAGATCTCTCTTGTATCCATATCGCTATCAACAGAATACTGAGCAACATTTAAATAGTAAAGCTCATCTGTCGTATCAGTATAGGTTCTTTCTCGAATAGCTTTACGGTATCTATTTACAAAAGAGTTACGCATAATAGTATGGCACCAAGCCGAAAAGTTTGTGTCTGGAGTATATAACTCCTCATTATTTAATACTGCAAGAGAAGTTTCTTGGAGCAGATCACGGGCAGCATCTACATTTGCTGTCAGCCTACAGGCAAATTGATATAATTTGTCTTGAATAGCAAGCAGATTGCTGACAAAATTGGGAGTATTCATAATTCAACACCTCCTTCCAATGGACCAAAAGTCTCATTAAACATATTATTCATTAATGGATCAAAGGCAGGATGAAAGGTATCAGGATATACAAATAAAACATCTATTAGCCCATCCTTATTTTCTCCTTCATTGATTTCAACAGGGAGATTTTCCTCATGCACCTTCTCTACGATATTACTCAAGAGTTTAGCATTCAATAATCGTCTTGTCTTCATGCTACTTATTTTTTGATATTAGTTAGATAATAATTCACCATTTGCCCAACGGTTTTTAATTTTAGTTTTGCTTTTATATTTTCCCTATGCCGATTCACTGTAGCCGTTGATATAGATAATTCATCTGCTATTTCAGCTGCTTGTAATCCATCTGCTATTAAAGCAATGACCTCTATCTCTCGAAAAGATAATTTGGAATCCAATTGCGGTTTGCAGATAACACCTTCGTCCTGGCATTCTCCTCGAAGAGGACAGCGTACCTCTTCAAATTGAAAGTATCCATGACGATCAATATCATAGTTCTGCTGATCATATTCACCAAAATCGCAACGAGCAAAACGATGAACTATTTTATATTCGAAATGATTTCTATTCCTTTCACTCTTGGAATAAAGTTCACTAAGCCTTTCAAAAGCTACTGGATACCTATCCCTAATAGTAATAAAAAGTGTTTGAACTAAATCACGGTTTGTTTCCTCTAATTTACGAACCGGATGATTGTGTTCTTTAATCATTACCTCGCCATCAGGAGTTGAATAAAATTCAATATTACTTAGAGCCATCATAAGCAATCTGTTTCAGTTCCTTCCATACTTCTTCGGTTATTATAGTTCCATTCCAGGGAGTAACAACATGAGGTGTTTTACTCATTTCCTCTTTAAAGCCATTCCATTCTTTAATGATATTGTCAATAAACTTTAGTTCTAATGGCTTAAATGAGTCATTCCGTAGTTTATAATAAAATGTAGGATAAGACATTCCACTTTCGGCCATTATCGCATTTCTAAGAATTTCCTTCTCAACATTACACAAGGAACTATAATAGTCTTTAAATACCATTTTACTCATTTTCTGTTCTTTCTCCATGCTCAGTATAATTTTTAGTGTTATATTTATATCGCAAATATAAACTATAGTTACGACGTAGCAAAACTATTGTTATTAAAACAAACTATCGTTTATGTTATTTAGACAAAATATAAATTATAGTTGTGTTATGTTTATAGGAGAAAGAATAAATAAACTTTTAGAAGAGAGGAAAATTACTAAGGTAAATTTATACACCTCTATTGGTATTAGCGGGCCGGGATTAGATAAAATGATTGCAGGAGCTAATGTACGAGTAGGCAGTCTTGAAAAAATAGCCGATTTTTTCAATGTGCCAATAGATTATTTCTTTGATAGAGAATTAGACAATGCTCATATTAATATCGGACATCATGTTAATGGCATTGGTAATAATGTATCTGGAGATATTACATTAAGTGAGTGCCAAAAAGAATTAGCGCATTTACAACAATTACTTGAAGAAAAAGAAAGAACTATTCAAATCTTGATGAGACAAAACAATAGTTAA